ATAGCCAGTATGCTGGTGCATTCGTTAAAGATCCGATCCTTGGTATGCACGAGTGGGTCGCGTCGTTTGATTTGAACAGTCTGTATCCTCACTTGATCATGCAATACAATCTCTCGCCTGAGATGTTGATTGAGCCACGAAACTATACCGAAGAAATGCGTAAGTTTATGGCACAATGGGGCAGTAAGATCAGCGTTGATTCTTTACTTGCTGGAAAGATTCCAACGGATGAACTAAAGAAGTTGAAGGTCACTTTGACGCCAAACGGTCAACTGTTTGATATTAGCAAGCAAGGATTCTTGTCTGAGATCATGGAGCGTATGTATGAAGATCGCGCCATGTATAAGAACAAAGCGACTGAAGCAAAGAAGTTGCTCGAGAAATCTGTTTCGGAATCTGAAAAGCGAGAACTCGAAAAGCAAATTGCTAAATTCAATAACATTCAGTTGGCTAAAAAGGTAACATTGAATTCGGCTTACGGTGCTATCGGTAATCAATACTTTCGTTTCTTTGATATTCGTATTGCTGAAGCGATTACTCTCAGCGGTCAGTTATCTATTCGCTGGATTGAAAATAAACTTAATGCCTATATCAACAGCATTGTTAAAACGCGAAATGCTGATTATGTAATTGCTTCAGATACCGATTCAATCTATTTAAACCTCGGACCCTTGATCAAAAAGTCGATACCGAATATTGAGAAGGTCGATAAGTTAAAAATCATTCGCGCAATGGATCAGTTCTGCGATCAGAAACTGCAGCCATATATTGATGCATCATATCAGGAGTTGTCTGAATATGTAAATGCTTATGCGCAGAAGATGAAGATGAAGCGCGAGGCTCTTGCGGATAAAGCAATCTGGACAGCAAAGAAGCGATATCTGATCAACGTGTATAATAACGAGGGTGTTGAATACAAGAAACCGAAACTTAAGATCATGGGTCTTGAAGCGGTGAAGTCATCAACACCAAATGCTTGCCGTGAAAAGATTAAGGAAGCGTTTGAAGTTATTCTCACAAAAGATCAAGATACCTTGATTCAGTTTATTGCAAACTTCCGTAAAGAGTTTAAAACATTGCCTGTTGAAGATGTTGCATTCCCGAGATCGGTGAATGGAGTAAGAGAATATGCTGACAAGAATAGTGTTTATGCGAAAGGTACACCAATTCATGTTAAGGGTGCACTTATTTTTAATAATGCGATCCGTACAAAGAACCTTGAAAAGAAGTATCAGGAAATCAAAGAAGGTGAAAAGATAAAGTTCTTATATGTGAAGGAACCAAACCCACTTCAATGTAGCGTCATATCGTTCTTAACAACTATCCCGAAAGAATTTGACTTGGGACCATATTTAGATTATGATACTCAATTCGAGAAAGCGTTTCTCGATCCGTTGACGATTGTTCTTGACAGTATTAACTGGAAGAGCGAGAAAACTAATTCGCTAGATGACTTTTTCTCATAGGAGATACAAATGAGTTTACTTGATAAGATTAAGAAAAATTCCACGATTAAGGATTCAGCAATTCTTGCTCGTTCCAAGTTCTTTGCCGCAAAGGATATGATTCAAACCAGCATTCCCGTTGTGAACGTTGCCTTCTCTGGCGACCTTGATGGCGGTTTCACTCCTGGTCTTACGATGTGGGCTGGTCCGTCAAAGCACTTCAAGACTGCTTTCAGTCTCTTGATGGTGAAAGCATATCAGGTTAAGTATCCTGACGCAGTTGTATTGTTCTACGACTCAGAGTTTGGTACTCCACAAAACTATTTCACTTCGTTCGGTATCGATACCGATCGCGTTGTTCACACTCCAATCACGGACGTTGAACAATTGAAGTTTGACATTATGCAACAGTTGACTAACATTGAGCGTGGCGAGCGTGTGATGATCGTCATTGACTCGATTGGTAACTTGGCTTCGAAGAAAGAAGTCGAGGATGCGTTGGATGGTAAGTCAGTTGCTGACATGAGCCGCGCAAAACAAATCAAATCCCTGTTCCGTATGGTAACACCTCACCTCACCTTAAAAGATATTCCTATGGTTGTAGTAAATCACACCTATAAAGAAATAGGTTTGTATCCCAAGGATATTGTCGGTGGCGGAACAGGTTCCTATTACTCTGCTGATAACATTTATATCCTCGGTCGTCAGCAGGAAAAGGAAGGTACTGATCTGATTGGTTATAACTTTATCATTAACGTGGAGAAGTCTCGTTATGTTCGAGAGAAAGCCAAGATTCCTGTAACTGTTCGTTTCGACGGCGGCATTAGTAAATACAGTGGTCTTCTTGACATGGCACTTGAGTCTGGTCATGTTACAAAGCCAAATGTGGGTTGGTATGCTAAAGTAAATACAGCCACTGGCGAAGTTGAACCCAAGAAGTGGCGTTTGGCTGATACTGAATGTGCCGAATTCTGGGATAGCATTCTTGCAGATGACGGATTCAAAGAGTGGATTCGTAAAAACTATCAATTCAGTTCAGCAGTTGCTGGTAATCTAGATACCACTCCTGTTGGAGATCAAGAAGATGATGAGTAATTTTCTTGATAAGTTTCATAAGTGGAATCGCGATCGTAAATATCGTAAAGACAAGTATTACGAAATTTATCATGAACCAAGTGTTTATGAAAACGACAATGTTTCGATCGCTTTCCGTTTATTGAAAGGAAAGTATAAAGATGTAGTTTTCACCATTGGTAGAATTCAAATTGGTGAAACGTTGAGTGATGGTTCAGCAAAAGCAAATTTTGATGTTGAAGTTATCAAACAACCAAGCAAACTAAAAGGTGACTTGACTCTGAAAGAAGATTTCAATAGAATTACTGGTGACATTCTATTGGTTGTCCTTGAAGATGCAATTAAAGCGGCGGATGAAAGAATTAACTCTTTAGAACAAGAGTTAAGGGGAGCAGAAAATGAGTTTGACGAAGATCGAGCAAATTATATTGAAGAACCTGTTCAAAAACGAACCGTTCGTAAGAAAGACCCTTCCGTTTCTAAAAAGCGAGTACTTCCAAGAAAGAGTCGAAAAAATAGTATTTGAAGAAGTACAAAGTTATGTTCTAAAATATAATAACGTTCCTTCATTTGAAGCGATTAACATCTCTCTTTCTCAGAGAGATAATCTTTTTGAAGAAGATTTTCGCCAGACAAATGAATTAATTGAATCGCTGAAGTCCAGCGATGACTCAAGTAAGATGGAATGGCTACTTGAGTTGACAGAGAAGTTTTGTCAAGAGAAAGCACTTCATAACGCGATCCTAGAATCAATTCATATTCTAGATGAAAAGACTGATAAGACTAAAGGTGCGATTCCGAAGATTCTTTCGGACGCACTTTCAGTTTCTTTCGATCCTAACATTGGTCACGACTATATTGAAGATGCATCAAAGCGATTTGATTTCTATCATCAAGTTGAAAAGCGCATTCCTTTTGATCTAGACTTCTTCAATCGTATCACTAAAGGCGGTTTGCCGACTAAAACTCTAAACGTCGCGTTGGCAGGCACTGGCGTTGGTAAGTCATTGTTCATGTGCCACGTGGCTGCAGGTGCGTTGAGTCAAAACTATAACGTCTTGTACATTACTCTTGAAATGGCTGAAGAAAAGATTGCTGAACGTATTGACGCGAATCTCTTGAACGTTAAGTTAGATGACCTCGCAAACTTACCGAAAGATACTTATGAAAGAAAGATCTCTCGCATCAAAGAGAATATTAAAGGTAAGTTGATCATTAAAGAATATCCAACTGCGTCCGCAGGTTCGATTCACTTTCGAACGTTGTTGAACGAACTTGCCATCAAGAAAAACTTTAAGCCCGATATCGTCTTTATTGACTATCTGAATATATGTGCTTCGGCTCGTTTGAAACACGGCGCGAACGTAAACTCGTATTCATATATCAAAGCGATTGCGGAAGAAATTCGCGGTCTTGCGGTTGAGTTTAAAGTCCCGATTGTTTCAGCCACTCAAACGACTCGCTCAGGTTTCACCAATACCGATCCTGGTCTTGAGGATACTTCTGAATCGTTTGGTTTGCCTGCAACGGCTGACTTTATGTTTGCCCTAATTACTTCTGAGGAACTCGAAAAACTGAATCACATTATGGTGAAACAGTTGAAGAATAGATATAATGATCCAACGATGAATAAAAGATTTGTGATCGGCGTTGATCGTTCGAAGATGAAACTTTATGATGTTGAAGCCGCCGCACAAACGACCTTGGCTGATTCTGGACAGGAGTTAGATCGCGGAATGGATAGAGATAGACCGAAGAATAAATTTAGCGCCATTAAGGTATGAAATTAGATAAGATACAGAAAAAAGTTGACGCCATTAGCCCATCTTGGGTGGGCGTCAAGTCTGTACCTGCTATCATTCGCAGTCTGAATAAAGCATTTGAAAAATCTATTCTTTACTTCACTTCTTCTCGTTATGATGAAGCCTATCTCCCAAACCACTCAGTTATTGTTTCAGGGCAGTATTGTCCTCGAATCTTTTCGACGATTCCTGAGAACATATTGATCACTTTAAGTTTCCCTGTTGCGAATAAAAAGGTGGTCATTACTGAAAAGGAAGCCAAGAATCTGGCTATTAAGGTCATTCGGGCGATTCACCATGAATATCGCCATAAACATCAACAGCGTGGTCGAGGCTATTCTTACACCAAACAGTATACGCCAAAACAGAAGAAAGACCGTATGAAGTTGATGTACTATGGTAACCCAGACGAGATCGACGCTCATGCTTATGAAACTCAAGCCGAGCGTCTGAATATAAATAACCTTCGTAAGGCGCATAAGATCAATTGGACCGAATGCGAGTCAATCTATATGTACCGACTACATTTTCGGAAATCCGATCCGAAGATATGGAAACGGTTTCTTAAGAAGGTTTACAAACTCAATGTTGAAGTACAAGCAATACCTAAAAGAACAGGAAACAAAAAGTCACATTGACGACTTTATGGATTACTGTAGGGATTATCTAAATGTAAGTGAAATGCCTGAACTGGTATTGATTCCTGATAAGGCTATTGCTGCTGAGAACAAGAGTTTTGGTGGGTATTCTCCGAGCGAGAAAAAAATCTATTTGAATACAGGTGGTAGACATACTGCTGATGTTCTCAGGACTCTAGCCCATGAAATGGTACATCATAAACAGAATTTAGATGGTGTACTTACCAACTATGCTGGTGAAACTGGCAGCGAATTTGAGAACGAAGCAAATAGCGTTGCTGGTATTATTATGAGAAACTATGGTAAACAAAATCCAAGAATTTACGAATAAGGTTGGCTACTAATGCCAACTCGTAAGCCTCCATCAAGAGTTACTACTCGTCGTCCTGCTCCTAAACAAAAACCAAGGGCAGGATATAAGGCTGCGCTCACTCAAGAAAAGATTCTTTCTGAAATTAAAACTGGCGTCAAAGGTGTAATTGCTTATCCAGAAAATCGTAAAACAATTCGTGTTGATGTTCCCGTTAACAATATCAATCTGCGAACAAAAACGGCAATTGAAGTATCGAAGTTGTTTGATGAAGCAATTATTTCACCAAAAGATCCTAAAATTGTTTTACTTGGGACCGACTTTCGAGTTATAATAAAGCCTGCAAAAGGTTCAAAGAAAACAGGATCGGCGCCAGAGTATGGCGCTATTGGTAAAATTAATCTTCGCAGTTTTGATACAAATTCATTTGCGAGTTTAACGCCAGAGTTTTCAAGAGGATCAGTACCAACAAACGTTAAAGAAGCATCAGATGTAAAATGCGTTTCTGATTTGAATACACAAATTACAGAAATGATGGGTTCTTCATTTGAAGGTGTTGATCTGACAATTGCTGGCTTTCGTGTAAAGAATATTGTTGGTGCGATACCTGTAACAAATGGTGAACCAAAAGCAGACGTTATGTTGGTTCAATATGATAAAGCGCGCAAGCGTTTGTCTCCCGCATTTTATATGTCTTACAAGATGGGTAGTGATGCAAAGGGATTTCAAAATTATTCAGGCTTGTCCGATAAGAGTGCACCTGAAATATTTAAAGATCCAGAGACAATTCGTTTTTATGAGAAACTATATACTTTGCAGAAGCAAGGAAATCGTAAGAGTTGCTTCAGAAAATTAAAGTCTCAAGATATTATCGGCAAATCATTGTGGGGAATGAAGTACGGTAGTGGGACTTATGGTTTAGATAATGTGCATTTAATTGCTCAGGGTGAGTTGAACATTTCTCGCGGTACGGTCAATTATGACCATATTCAAAAGAATGGTAACTTCAATTTAACTGGTGGTTATGATCCTGTTTTTGGTGCACGTTATACTCCAGGTCGTGGTAATGTTGGTCCGAATGATATTCGTATCAAAGACATGCGACTTGGAATTTTCCCTATGGCTTATTTCATGAGTAGAGACGCGAGAGAAATTTAATTTATGACAACATTTGTGACTGGTGGTTTGGGATTTATCGGTTCCAATTTTGTAATCGCTCACCTTAAAAAGCATCCCTCAGACGAAATCGTCGTTATCGACAATAACTCTTATGCCGCAAATGCCAGTAATCTAGATGGTTATTGGGAAGATTGGCGTTTGTCGAACAAGCACATCGACATTAGAAACTACGAAGAATTGGATTTACTCTATAACCGTTATGAACCGCATATTACTTATCATTTTGCTGCTGAATCTCATGTGGATAATTCCATTCGTGGTGATGATATTTTCGTCGATACAAATATTATCGGAACTCATAATATTCTAAAATGTATTAAGAAGTATGGCGGTAAACTCGTACATATTTCAACCGACGAAGTTTATGGTAGTCTGTCTCACGAAGATCCTCCATTTTCAGAAACGACTCCATACAATCCTCGCAATCCGTATTCTGCGACCAAAGCCGCCAGCGATCATCTTGTTCGCTCATATGTGAATACGCATAACATTGAAGCGATTGTGACTAACTGTTCAAATAACTACGGTCCTCGTCAACATCATGAGAAGTTCATTCCGACTGTAATTCGTCATATTAGAAACAATACTCCTGTTCCCGTTTATGGTACAGGCGAAAACGTTCGTGATTGGTTGTATGTTGAAGATCATTGTGAGGCTTTATTGGAAATTGGTCAACACTTTAAGTCAGGTGAACGATACAATATTGGTGGTGGTCATGAAGTAAGCAATCTTGAAATGGTTGCTATGATTTTAGACATTATGGGTAAGCCAATTAATATGTACCAATCATGGATCAATTTCGTAAATGATCGTAAGGGTCATGATTTTAGATATGCAATGAACGCTGAGAAGATTCAAAAGGAACTTGGTTGGTCGGCAAAAACAGATATTATTGTTGGTCTTGAAAAAACATTGGAGTGGTATAAATGAGAAAGGGAATAATTTTATCTGGTGGCATGGGCACTCGTTTGTATCCATGCACTGAAGTGACATCAAAGCAATTGTTGCCTGTTTACGACAAGCCACTTGTTTACTATCCACTCACTACACTAATGCTTGCTGGTATTCGCGATATTATGATTATCAATTCGCCAAATGATGCTGAACAGTTTAAGCGTTTGTTGAAAGATGGATCACAATGGGGTTTGCATATTTCATATGCAATTCAACAAGAGCCAAAAGGAATTGCTGAGTGTTTTCGCATTGCTGAAAAGTGGATTGGTAAAGATGATGTTGCTTTAATTCTTGGCGATAACATTTTCTACGGAAATGATTTAATCAATCGTTTCAATTATGCCAAGAACAATACAGGCTGCACTTTGTTTGCATATCATGTACAGGATCCAGAACGTTTTGGTGTTCTTGAAGTGAATGAACATGGCGATCCAGTGGCTATTTTAGAAAAACCAAAAGTTGCTCCAACAAACTATGCTGTGACTGGTTTATATTTCTACGACAATAATGTTGTAGACTATGCTTGGCAAATCGCTCCTTCTGCTCGTGGTGAACTTGAAATCACCGATATTAATAATATCTACATGAAGGATCATAACTGTAAGGTAGAATACTTGAATCGCGGTATTGCCTGGATTGATACAGGCACTTTTGAATCTCTTGCTGAAGCATCGACATTCGTTGGATCAATTCAAAGAAGAACTGGCACAATGATTGCATGTCCAGAAGAAATTGCTTATCGTAATGCTTGGATTACACAGCATCAGTTATCAAATGCTGCTAGAAAGTATTCAAAATCGGATTACGGTAAGTATCTCGATAAAATCATATCTATGGGTCGTTATAGTTGAGGTGTAAAATGAAAATTCTAGTTGTTGGTCGTGGATGGACAGGTAAAAAGGTTTTTAATGAACTCGTAAAGCGAGGTCATATTGTAACTTATTGTAGTCATGATGATGCTATTGAAGAGGCTACTGACGGTGGATATCAGTGGGTGGTCAATTGCGCAGGCATGACTGGTTCGCCGAACGTCGATGCTTGCGAATTGCAGCGCGAAGAAACGGCAGAAGCAAATGCTATTTTCCCAGCGTTACTTCTTGATGCATGTAATCGCGGCTGGGCGAAGTTGGCTCATTTTTCGAGTGGTTGTATCTATCAGGGCGAGATCACTCATGTAAACGATGACCCAAACTATTTCGGTAGCATTTATTCAGTTACCAAGGGAGTTTCAGATCTTTACTTGAAGGATCGTGCTCTTGTGTTCCGCATTCGTATGCCTTTCACTGGGTTGAACGAAAAGAAGAATTATCTAACAAAGGTAATGAACTACGCCAAGAACGGTAAGTTAATCGACTCAGGTCAAAACTCACTTACAGATCTTGATGAAGCCGTTCGTGTTGCCTGTGATCTTATCGAAAAGGGCGAAATGGGTCCTGTAAATCTCGTTAACGAAGGTTCGGTCAATATGCACGAACTCGTTGAATTGATGGGATTGGATAACGTTCAATGGTTCACTGAGGAAGAATTCAAAGCCGCTACGTTGGCTTCGCGTTCAACCTGCACAATTCCAGCCCACCCTGCAATGCGTCCAGTGCGTGAAGCATTGGCTGAAGCAATTGCCAAGATGAAGCAGTAATCTAAAAGAAACTAAATATACTCGTATCCCACAGAGCGGAGAGAGTGTATTCTGAATGTTATCCTTTAGAAATTATTATTTAACAGAAGAAATTGAACCCGTTAAGCATCTAAAGCATTTAACGCACGCAGAGGATAATTTCATTCACGGTGGAGAAACTGGTTTTCACCACACGGTTGATGCTCTTTCGGCAGTTAATGACAAACTGCACGGTCATTTCAATACTACAAAAGTGACGACCAAGTACGACGGATCCCCTTCTCTCGTATTTGGTCGTCATCCACAAACAGGTAAGTTTTTCGTAGCCAGCAAGTCTGCCTTTAATGTAAACCCTAAAATTAATTACAGTGAAGCCGATATTGAAAAGAATCACGGTCACGCTCCAGGCTTGGTAGAAAAACTTAAAACCGCACTACGCCATCTCCCTAAAGTCGCCCCAAAACACGGCGTTTATCAAGGTGACATTATGTACACCAAAGGTGACGTGGCTAAAAAGAGTGGAAAGTACCATTTCACTCCAAACACGATCACTTATTCTACTCCTATAGACTCAGAACACGGTCAAAAGATAGCCAAGGCTCATATCGGCTTGGTTGTACATACCAAATATCATGGCTCAGATTTGAGCAACATGACCGCTGGATTCGACGTCGATCATGATAGATTTGGCTCTCATTCAGATGTCCATCTAATTCATCCAGGCGTTAAACCAGTAGAGCATTCCGAAAAGAATAAAAAAGAATTCAATACCTATCTTGGGGCAGCAATTCGCCATCATCAGGCGTCTCACCCAGAGATGTACCACGTGGTTCGTTCACATGGAGAGAACTTCGACCGTTATATCAATCATACTGTTCGCGAAGGTACTAAACCGAACGTCGAAGGCTATCGTGCCTTTGTTTCTAACCGTTTCGAGAATGAAATCGAGAAGAAAAAGACTCAAAAGGGTAAATTAAAGCAACACGAAGCCCTTAATGCATTTAATAATGATGTAAATCGCAATCATACTCATCTATCTCAAGCATTTAAGATTCACCACGCCATTCAAAAGGCAAAAAATGCTTTGATAAATACCTTATCTTCCTCTGCTGAATTTGAGCATCATATTGATGGTAAGGCTACCAAGCCTGAGGGGTTTGTAATGGTTCATAATGGTCACCCCACAAAATTAGTCGATCGCGCCGAGTTTGCGCGTCAAAATCTTCTAAAAGGAAGGAAGAATAAATAATCTTATTGCCAACAGATGGTAAAAATATGAGTAAAGCAACAGTAGTATGGGGTCGTTTTAACCCTCCAACAGAAGAAGGTCACGGAAGAGTTGTCCATGGTGCGATAGAGCACGCCGAGAAAACAGGCGGGACACATTATATTTTCCCAACCCACACTCAAGATAGTCGCAGCAATCCTCTTTCTCATGGGGATAAAGTTCATGCACTTCGTAAACTATTTCCGAAGGCAAACGTCGTTTCACACCCAAAGATCCGTACTATTATTCATGCTATGCAGCATATGGAAAAGCAGGGTCACACTCACGTCACGATTCATGCTGGTTCGGATCGTGTCGGTGAATATCAAGAGTTATTGAACAAGTATCGTGCAAAAGAATTCCCAAAAATTAAAAAGATAGAAGTCAAATCAGCAGGTCATCGCGATCCAGATTCAGAAGGAGAAGAAGGAGAATCTGCTTCTAAGCATCGAGCATTAGTTGCTGCTGGAAAAAGAGACGAATTTATTTCAAAATATAGCGACAAGAAACTTGGCGCACATATACATGACAAGGTAAAAGCAGGCATGAGTAAACTAAAAGAAAGTTATAAAGCAATTTTCCTTGTTGGTGGACCAGGAAGCGGTAAAGATTTTCTTATTCATTCAGTGTTCAATGAGCACAATTTAATTGAATTAAGTCTCGATAAATTAAACAAAGCAATTCTTGAACAAAAGAATCTTCTTGAACTTGAAGATTATCCATCTGTAATTATTAACGGCACTGCTGAGAATAAAGAAAAGATTATCGTTTCAAAAGCAATTCTTGAAACCATGGGTTATGATACAGCCATGGTGTTCGTCTATACTTCAGATGAAGTTTCTCGCAATCGTAACAACTTCCGTCTTACAAAAGGTTCAAAGACCTTCAATGAAGAAGTTCGTTCACAACGTTATCAAACGTCAGTTGCAAATATGAATTTGTTCTTTGAACAATTCAAAACATTTTTCATTTACGACAATTCAGAAAATATTATTATTGCTGAAGAAACTCGTAAGAGTGAAATTGCAGGTTGGTTAAGAGAACTGTCAGAAGGCGTTGAGCGTTTTCTTGACGAAAGAGTATTGGAAGCAGGCACGGATGATGCTGCTAATTTCATTAAACATTTAACACCAGGACAAGTGACAAATGATGTTAAAAATTATTCAGAAGCTGAAAAAGTCGCTGATGAAGATAAAAAGAAAGGCGTTCGAAGAAAAGAACAGAATCCATTGGAAGGATATTCGGGAGATGCAAGAGGGGGCGGCATTGCCGTTGCCAGATCTGCTGAGCCGACCATCGGCGAAGAAGAAAATAAGAAGCCTAAGAAAAAGAAGTTAAAAGATTTAACTCCTGTTTCTGTCGCAAAGTCTGGAATGAGCAGTTACTTTGATGGAAGAATGGGTGCTGTGCCTACAGGCGGTATTGGTTTAACATCGACAGCGGTTCAAGAAGAAACAAAATGAAAAAGTTTCCTTCGGTAACGAAAGATAAAGAATCAGGGCTACCTAAAAAGTATGTGGCTGGTCTTAGCACATCCACAGCAAAGGCTCGCGCTGCTCATTGGAAAAAGATGAGCAAATATTCAGATAAAGATCCAAGAGCATACAAACCTGCTCCTGGTGATGCAACTGCAAAAACAAAACCAAGCAAATACACTAAACGTTTTCATAAAATGTTTGGTGAGGAAATTGGTATTGTAATTGAAGGTGCGCCAGAAAAGATTGAAGGAACAAACTGCGCTAACTGTATTCATTGGGTAAAAGAATCAGAAAAGCCAGTAGACAAGAGTGAACTAAACGAGTTTGGTGGATTGAAAGCACCAAACGAAGCCTATGTTGAAATGGCAAAGCATGTTGACTTGGTAACATTACCAGGAAAGGCTAATGTAAAGATTAAAGCCTATTGTAATCATGAAGATATTCATGATTTCGTAACTGAAAGAATGTGCTGCGCATATTGGGACAATGAAGATGCTAAGAGAGAGTTTAAAGGCGTAAGTCCAAAGATGGATGAGTCAATTGTAAAAGTTGATGGTAAGTTTCGTCTTGTTTCGAAAAAGACAGGGCGCAATCTTGGCACATACGATACAAAAGCTGGCGCAATGAAAAGAGAAAGACAAGTACAGTATTTTAAGAGTTTGGGAGAAACAATGAAAAACGAAAGTAGAATCGCAGGTGTGTTGGCTGCAATGAATAAAGCTCGCCCTGAACCAAAAGTTGGAGATCGCGTCATAACAATTCAAGGCGGTCAAAATACTGGCACTGTAGAAAAAATCAAAGATAATCATGTCTATTTCCGCAGCGACCACAGTCGACCTTCTCTTGGTGGCGGTTCACACAAGCCACTTTATAAGACTCATATCAGCAATGTTCGTTTGCACGAAGGATTTGATCCTTCTCCTTCAGATATTGCTAAGATGCTTGTTAAAAAACATGGCGCTGGTAATGTCACAAAGAAACACATTAGCGATTTAGAATCAGATCGTGATTCACACAAAGGTTTGGATCATGATGAAATCATGAAGCATGTCAAGAAAATGGAAGAAGCAGTTTCTTTCGGTCGCTCTGGTGGCGTAATGCACTACAATCCAAAAACTGAAAAGTCAGAGAAAGATGGTACTGCGAAATTATACGATCCAGAAAAGCACGACAAAAAATTCTCACCTAAAGGTGGATTTGCAGTAAAGAAACGAATGGATGAAGAAAGCGAACTCGATGAAGCCCAAAAGAAACTCAAGCCATCATATTGGCGCGCAGAGTGGCGTTTGGGCACACAAACAGAAGTTGATAAGAACAACAAAAAGATCTACGACAAACTTGCAAAAACAGATCCTGCTAAAGCAAAAGCATTTCATAATAATCTCATGAAATTGCGTAAGGAAGAAGTTGAGCAAACTCGCGAAGGTTTCTTAGATTTCGTAAAGAAAAAGAAGCCTGTAAATAAACCAAAAGCAACTGGTGCTGAGATGCGCGCTTTCTTCTCTAATTTGGAAAGAAAAACAAAGGTAGCAAAACCACAACAACGTGGTAGTGTTTATCACGTTCATCAAGTAGCCACTGAAGAAGTTAGCCTCGACGAACGAATTGACGTTAACAAGCAGAAGAAAAATGCTGTATTGCGTCAAGCTGGCGTTAATGCTGCAATCGGCGGCAAGGTTCCTTTCGCTGGATCTGCCCTTCAAATGGGTCGTAAGGCTGCTAAGAAACTACCTTCAAAAACTCTAGCAAAATCATATCGAGAATTGCCAAGAGTCGCTGAAGAAGCAATCGAAGAAGGTAAAGCCGACACTTCCTTGGCTGCAAAAGCCAAGAAGTCTGGCGTCTCTCTCGGAACACTTCGTAAAGTATATAACCGTGGAGTTGCTGCTTGGAATTCGGGTCACCGTCCAGGTACGACACCACAACAATGGGGTCATGCTCGTGTAAATTCGTATATTACGAAGGGTAAAACATACCACACAGCAGATAAGGATTTGCGTCGTGAATCAGTAGATTTCAACGAAGCATTTAAAGAAGAATTTAATGATGAGATTGAGTGACAAATAAATAATAGAACCTAACCAGGAGTAAATTTCATGTTCATTAAAGACAAATCACTATTATCAGTAGCCGATGCAGCAAAGTCTGTTATGGCTACAAAACTTAAAGAAGATGTAGAAGTGCAAAAGGCAGGTCTTGTCACAATGGCTGACAAGGCTTTAAACGACGTTTATGGCGTTTATTTGAAGGCTCATACCTATCATTTGAATGTCGACGGCGCAAACTTCCCACAATACCACAAACTTTTCAAGAAAGTTTATGAGGGTTTGTACGAGTCAGTAGATGGTCACGCTGAGCATATTCGTATCCTAGGTGGATATGTAATGCTTTCACCAGCAACGCTTGCTCGCAAGTCTTCAATCGTAGAAGATACTTCTACAATGCTTGCACCACGCGAAATGCTTTTAAATTTAAACAATGAGATGTCGAAACTCATTCGTGAGATGAAAACACTTTACGCTGCTGCTGAAGCTGCTAACGAAATCGGATTCTCAAACTTCTTGCAAGCCAAGATTGAAGAATTCGGTAAACTTAACTGGATGGTTGCCACAACGCTCAAAGGCGTTTGATTTACTGAGGATATTCGCATGAACGAAATTAACGAAAATGCTGCTTGGCATAAGGTCTTTACTTCTGGTTCCGAGGCGCTCAAGAGCAAGTTGAAGAAAACTCATGCGAAAAATCCAAAGTTCCAGGAATTTCTAAAGAGCATTGGTCATGAGGGTGCACAAAAGAGCGTCGCTCAAGCCAAGAAAGACGTTGGTCAAATCAACAAAGCAAAAGCAAAGGCTGCAGCTCCAAAACCTGTTGATCGTACGGAACTCATTAAACGTGCGGCAGAAAAACGTGCAGCAAGAACACAAGTTGCTAAGCACCGTGCTGCTTGGGGCGGCGAAGTTCCTGGTGCAGAGTATGATAATCCAATTTCAATGGCTCGTGCGGGTCATACAATTAAGGGTTATCGTTTGGGTGAAGATGCAACTCAAACTGATGAAGCATTGCTACCAAAACAGCAGAAAGTTCGTCAAGATTTAATCGACAAAGAGATGGCTGAAAAGAAAGCAAAGCGTCAGGCTGGCACAGCATATGGTCATTACGCTTCACTTGCTCGCAAAATGCGTAAGATGCAGGAAGAAGTTGTCGTTGTTGATGAAGCAACAAAACAAGAAGCAGAAAAAGTTCTTGGTGGCTCTGTCAAAACACGAACAGGAAATGAACCAAAAGGTAAGCATCCACTAGGTTATCGCGATGCTCGTCGTTTAGCAAGAGCAAAACTAAAACAATTATTAACTCAAAGAAAAGGTAAGTAAAATGAGTGACTATAAAGATATTTTCGCCAATCTTCTCGTCAAGACACACTTCACAGAAGAAAAAGACGAGCGCGAATACGACTACGAAGGCGACATGGCAAAGTCGCAATTAAAGAGCATCATCACAAATGCTCAGAAGTTGCACGACATGCTTGACGACTCAACAAACTTACCTGAGTGGGTTCAAAGCAAGATTACTCTTGCTGAAGACTATGTTCTTACTGCCGCCAATTATATGGAAGGCGAGTTAGACGAAGAATACGAAATTGACGAAGAAAAAATGACAGACGCTCAAATGAAGCGTCGCGAAGAACTCGTCAAGGGTATGAAATCTGCAGACTGGGAAAAGCGTTATCCAGGTCGCGGTAAAGAAGTAATGTACGCCACTGCCACAAAGATGGCAATGAAAGAAGATCTAGATGAAGAAGTTGAGCAGATTGATGAACTCAAGAAATCAACATTGGCTTCTTATGTCAACAAAGCAGCAAATCAAGTGCGCGCAAAATCAGGAATTGCTGCCAGTTTTGAAACGCAAGGCGCAAGAAAAAGAAATCCTGAAAATAAAACAGCATATTGGGATGTAGCACAAGACTATAGAAAGGGTGCTAGAAAACGTCTTACTGGTATTGAAAAGGCAACTGCTAAACTAGCCAAAGAAGAAGTTGAAACAGTTGAAGAAGGTGCGGCTGATTGGAAAAAAGCCTTTGATAAAAAATCAAAGTCGAATCTTCAAAAAGATACTTGGGGAATGAAATTAGCCAGCAAACACACTCTAATGTCAAAGAGCCATTTTGACAATAAAGATGATGTTAAACATGCAGTTGACCAAATCAAACGCGATAAAACCATAAAGATGGATGAAGATGTTCGTTACTTCTCAGGTACAACAGTTAGCGGTAAGCCATGGAAGTTCATTCCACCAGGTGAACCAAAGATGTTGAGCCCAGAGTTCGTAAAGGATCGCGTACCAACTCTTACAGACAAAGAAGCCCATGAAGTTGCTGTTGTCGCAAAAGATCAGTATAACGACGTCGAAAAGAAGTTTGCTGAAATGAGCGAAGCAAAGGGTGGTACAGTACCAAAGACAGCAAGAGAAAAAGATCTTGCTGCAAAGGCTCATCCAAAGCATTTGATTACACGCAAAGACGTTCTTCACGCTCGTGGCGTTAAACTCGGCGAAGAAGAATTGCGCGAGAAGATGCGCGAAAAGATGTTTGCTGGTAAGACAATGACCAAGAAGCAAGCCGATCCAGTTGTATTTCACCCAATGGGCAAAAAGAAACAACCACAAAAATGACTAAAGAACTTGAAAAATTAAATACTGATCTAGATTTATTTCTAGCAAAGCCATTTTTAGATCTTGGCACAGCGTATAGCGTTCTTGCTATGACGCTGGGTCAAAATGGTCTTGTTTTGCCAGTCATAAACATGAAAGAAGATGATGAGTTTTTGTTTGAACTGAAAGATGGTTCAAACGATTATACAGGACATTATTTGTATATTACATACGATCTTACCCCGCAAGGATATGACGTTTATGCGAATGTTGTCGATGAAGATGAATTAGATTATCTCGGTGTGGATGATGAAGAGTTGGAAGAAGTAGAATCTGAGGATGAAAATCCAACAGATTATGGTGTCTCGCAATTTCTATTACGCACGAGAAGAACAGACGATACCAGTTGGTAATTCGTATGTTTGAAAATTTGAATGATGAAAACTTTTTATTATATGCTGTAAAATGTTATAGCAAACCAAATGCTGTGATGAGCGAGTTTGAAGATGATTTAAATCGCATACAGTATATAAAAAGATTAATTACAAAATATCGAGATTCTGGTGAATTTAAAGGTCGTTTGATTTTAAATCATATCACCGTTTTATATAATGTTTTTGGCGTTGAAGGTGCGACTCGAATATTATTTTATAAGTTAGAAGAAAAAGACTACGAAATAATTAAACCATTTCTAGTTTTTTTAAATTATATGCCAGAAATTGTTTTTGGTATTCGCGGTAAAAATTTACGGTCAAGCGATATTGGTCTAGACCAGGAAGCAGTAAAATGTCTAAGAGAGTTAAAGTAAAAGAGGAAGCACCAGCAGTTTCAATTGCAGCAGGTGGCGTACCGTCTCTCACAAATCCATCAGATGTTTATGCGCTTCAATTGAAAAATAGAATTAAGAAAAAGGTGCTCAAAAGAAAGCCACCCAAATTTATGTAAGTGAGGCAAAAATGAAAAAGACTATTCCACTTTTTGCTTTGTTATTTGCTCTAGCAGCGTGTGAAGAAAGATATAGATATCCATGTCAAGATCCAGAAAATGCTGAAAAGGCAGAGTGCAATCGCCCTGTTTGTGAACTTGATGGGATGTGCTATGACACGCTAAATGGATTACCGCCACAGCAAGCACCAGTTGAAGAAGAAGCAGCTCCAGCTGCAGATTGTAATTGTAATACTGACAATATTGAATCTATAGGAGAATAATTATGTTTAAGGGTCCACGTTATACTGATTCAGAATTGATGGCTCGATTGAAATTTACGGTCGGTCTTTCATTGGCATTTACGCTCACAGGTATTGTGTTTGTAGTTCTTTACTCACTCATCTTTGTGACGCAGCCAATGACTCAATCACCAAACGATTCAAAGTTTTTTGAATTGATTACTCCGATTGCAACATTCTTGACTGGTATTTTATCAGGTATTATGCTTGGCAAAAATGATGATAAGAAAGAAGAACCAAAAGCATCACCGCCAGCAGAACCTGAGGCTCCAAAACCAGAAGATCTACTTCCTGAACCTATGAAAGAACTTGTTGAAGAAGTAGAAGATACGATTGCCTGAGGTAAATTATGAGTTTGAAATCATTGCAACAAAAGATTGGCGTTACAGCAGACGGTTTGTGGGGACCAGGAACTCTACGCGCTGCAGCAGCCTATTATAAATTATCTCCTGCTCGCGCTGCTCATTTCTTTGGGCAAACTGCACATGAGACTGGCGGTTTCAAAGCATTTAGCGAAAATCTAAATTATTCTGCAAAGGGTTTAGTTGGCGTATTTAAAAAATACTTTCCAAATGAAGCAGTTGCGAAAAGATACGAAAGAAACCCTCAAGCAATTGCAAATCGCGTTTATGCAAATCGTATGGGCAATGGAGATGAGGCTTCTGGTGACGGTTGGAAGTTTCGCGGTCGTGGTGCATTACAATTAACAGGCAGAACAAACTATGAAACGTTTGCTGCCTATTGTAACCGCCCAGATGTGATGACCAATCCTGATTTGGTTGCTACTGAGTTAGCATTCGAATCAGCAATGTTTTTCTTCGAAAGAAATCGACTATGGAGCATATGCGATCAAGGAGTGAATGATGCTTCGATATTATCCCTTACTAAGAAAGTTAATGGTGGTACTCACGGCTTGGAAGATCGCAAGACTAAGACGAAAACGTACTTCAGTCAATTAAGCGCACCTGCTGGTGCAGCACCACCAAAAGTTGCTGCACCTGTTTCTGCCGCTGCACCTGCCGCTCCTGCAGGAAAAGTAAATCCTGAGATGCAATTGTCTGAACACTTTAATTTAAAAGAGTTCACTAAATCTGAAACTGCAACTCGTAAACGTATTGATAATACACCTAATGCTGCTCATGCTGAGAATCTAAAAAATGTTTGTGAAAAAATACTTGAACCAGTTCGTCGTCATTTTGGTAAGCCTGTTCGTATTAACAGTGGCTATCGCGGTCCCGCTCTCAATGCCGCTGTGGGCGGATCAAGCAAGTCTCAACACTGTAATGGCGAAGCCGTAGATTTTGAGATTGACGGTTTACCGAATCCAGATCTAGCAAAATGGGTTGCTGAGAATTGCGAGTTCGATCAGATTATTCTAGAATTCTATGATCCAAAAGAAGGACCAAACTCAGGTTGGGTTCATGCTTCTATTAAAAGAGATGGGAATAATCGCAAACAAAAAATGACTGCAGTTACAGTCAATGGAAAAACAGTTTATAAACCAGGGTTTGTAGTTTAAGCAATAAATACTGCAAAAGTAGAGGAAATTAAATGCTGATAGAGATCACAAAATTAAAAGGCGATGCAATTGAGCCAAACAGCGTCACCTCTACACAAATCTCGACGGATATTAATACAAAATTAACTGCTGCATACGATCAAGCAAATGCTGCATACGAGCAGGCAAACACTGGCGGTGGTGGAACCACTGGCGGATTCAGTAAGTCATTTTTAATGGCAGGATTATAACAAATGGCAGAAACATTTAAAATTTTAGGTCAAGTTGCAGCAAACGCAACGACTACACATAACGTCTATACAGTTCCTGCTGCAACGCAAGCTGTTATTTCTTCGATTGTAATCGTAAACAGAAATAATAATGCAAACTGCACGTATCGCGTTGCTACTCAACCTGCGGGCGAAGCATTAGATAATAAGCACTATATTGCTTACGATGCTCCAATTGCAGCATTGGATACAGTCGCATTATCGCTTGGTGTCACATTAGGCAACACTGATATAATCTCTGTATATTCTGCAAATGCAAATCTATCATTCAGTGTATTTGGTACAGAGATAACCTAAGATGGGTTTTAAGACCGCCTCCTTTGTCAGCATTTCAAATATTGGATTAAATCCAACAATCAGTGTCGCTAACACTCGCAGACTCAATAATCCAATTTGGAATTTTAAAAAAACAATCATTGTAACATTCAAGCAATCTGGCGAATGGGTATGCCCAGAAGGTGTCAGTGAAGTTGAGTATCTCGTTGTCGCTGGCGGTGCTGGCGGTGGTGGAGATGCTGGCGGTGGTGGTGGTGCTGGTGGTTTTAGAACAGGCACTGGATTATCAGTCACAGCAGGTCAAACATACACTATTACAGTCGGTAGTGGTGGTAGCTCTTCTAGAGGATCACAAGGTTCGAATGGAACAAGCAGTATATTTTCAACAATAACTGCTGCTGGTGGTGGCGGTGGTGGAGTGTTCATAGGTAATGGGAGCAGTGGTGGTTCTGGTGGTGGGGCTGGTGCTGGTCCTGTTGGAACATCAAGAACTGGTGGTTCGGGAAATACACCATCAACTTCTCCATCACAGGGTAATAATGGCGGAAATAGTCCAGCGCATCGAGCAATGGGTGGTGGAGGAGGAGCAGGCGCAGCTGGTGCAAATGGTGTTGATGGATCGCCATATGGCGGTGATGGCGGTAACGGCACTGCGTCGACAATTTCAGGAACATCCGTAACTTATGGTGGCGGCGGTGGTGGCGGCGGTGGTGTATTCACACCACTACTTGGTGGAGGTGGACTTGGAGGATCAGGTGGCGGTGGAAGAGGTCAAAATAACACCACAGAAGCAGTCGCAGGTACAACAAATACTGGTGGCGGCGGTGGTGGCGCAGGAATCAATAATTTTGATTTAGCAACTCCTAAAAATGGTGGCTCTGGTATTGTCATTATCAAATATCAAATGCCACCAACAGGCGCACAAGTATTCAATTCAACGACAGATTGGGTATGTCCAGAAGGTGTCACTTCTGTTGATTATCTTGTCGTTGCTGGTGGCGGCGGTGGTGGTAAAGGTTATGCTGGCGGTGGTGGTGCAGGTGGCTATCGCACAGGCACTGGACTTGCAGTTACAGCAGGTCAAACATATACAATCACAGTCGGTGGTGGCGGATCGGGTGGATCTGGACCATCTGTAGCAATTGGCACAACAGGTAGCAACTCAACATTTAGCACTATCACATCAAATGGTGGTGGTGGAGGCGGTGGTCCTGCTGCAGGAGCCAGTGGCGGTTCTGGCGGTGGTGGTAGTGGCGAAGTAAATGGTAATGCTAGCACTGCGTTTCCTGGCGGTAGTGGTAACACACCATCAACATCTCCATCACAAGGTAACGACGGCGGCACTGGTTCAAGATCTCCAAGTAGTGCTGCTGGTGGAGGTGGCGGAGGTGCTGGCGCAGTTGGTTCGAACGGTAACTCTGGCGTTAATGGTGGTAATGGCGGTGATGGTTCCGCTTCAACACTTTCTGGATCATCAGTGACTTATGCTGGTGGTGGTGGTGGTTCTGCATTTGCTTCACCAAATACACCAGGAAATGGTGGCACAGGCGGTGGTGGTAATGCGGTTCACGGTCAAAGTCCAGCTTCTGGTGCATCAGGCACTGCCAATCTTGGTGGCGGTGGCGGCGGCGGTGGTAGTGGCGGTGGTGCAGGTGGCTCTGGTGTCGTCATTCTCAAATTAAACTAAAAGGTAAAGGTAAATTAAATGCCAGTAGAAATTACAAAACTTAAAGGTAGTGCAATTCGTTCAAACACAGTGACGAATACACAACTTGCTTCAAACATTTTACCAACAGATCGCGTTCTTAAAACTGGCGATACCATGACAGGCGAGTTGACGATCTCGGCTGGTGGTTTAAACATGGAATCGACAACCACGATTCAACAAACAAGAGAGCGTGTGAATGTCGCTGCAGTTGCTCTAAGTGCAAATCTAACTGTTAATCTATTAGATGGTGCTGTGACTTATTTGACTTCAGATTCTACAGCAAATTGCACTGTGAATTTTAGAGGCAATAGTTCAACAACGTTAGACTCTGTATTATCAAACGGTCAATCAATGACTTCTTTGATTCTCGTCACAAACGGTGCAACAGGTTATGTGATTGATAATGTTCAAATTGATGGCGCTAGTGTAACTCCAAAATGGTCAGGTAACACAACACCAACAGCAAATACAAATGCAATTGATGCGTTTGGTTTCACAATCATCAAAACAGCAACAAATACATATACTGTTCTTGGTTCAAAAACAGAGTTTGTTTAAAGGATTCTGTAGATGCCTCTAATTTCTACAATCGCAAGTGGCTCAATCTCTGTAGTTGGTGGGGCTGGAATTAGAATCATCAAAAGAAAACCAGCTGGTGGCGGTGGTGCTGGTCCAATTCTCGTAGAATATCTTGTCCTTGCTGGTGGCGGTGGCGGTGGTAATCTTGGCGCAGGTGGTGGTGCTGGCGGTTATCGTACAGGCACAGATTTTGAAGTAACGCCAGGAACTACATATAGCATCACTGTCGGTAGTGGTGGTGCTGGAACTAACCAACCAAGCGGATATGCAGTTGGCGGAAAAGGAAATGATTCAATATTTTCTACGATCACTTCTACTGGTGGTGGAGGTGGTGGTGGCTTTGCACTAGCAGGTGCAAGTGGTGGTTCTGGTGGCGGTGGCGCATCTCCAGCAGCTGCTGGTGGTGCAGGTAATACTCCATCAACTTCTCCATCTCAAGGTAATGGTGGTGGTTCAGGCGGTGTTGCAACACATCGTTGGCTTGGTGGTGGCGGCGGTGGTGCGAGCGCATCTGGCGCTAGTACAAGCGCGTCTCCTGCCCCTCTCGGTAATGCTGGTCTTGGTGGAGATGGGTTAGCCTCTTCAATTACTGGTACATCGGTAACTCGAGGTGGTGGCGGTGGTGGTTGTGCTGGCATTCGTGCGCCAGGCGCAGCTACTCCATCTCAACAAAGAGCTGGTGGTGCTGGTGGCGGTGGTGCAGGCGGTGGTTCAACTTTAGCAACAGCACCAGGTGGTAATGCAACTGTTAATTTAGGTGGTGGCGGTGGTGGTGGTGGATTTTATCCTGCTCCTGCACCAAGCCCTGGAGGATTCGTTGCAAGAGGTGGTAACGGTAGTTCTGGTGTAGTAATTATCAAATATGCTGACACATATCCTGCCGCTTCAGAAACAACAGGCAGTCCAACAATTACAGTTTCAGGCGGCTTTAGAGTTTATGTATTTACTGCTTCTGGCAGCATTACTTTTTAGTTTTTAGGAAATTAAATTAAATGCCTTTAATTTCTACAATTGCAAGTGGTTCGATTTCAGTCGTTGGTGGGGCTGGAATTAGAGTTGTCAAAAGAAAGGTTGCTGCAGCAGCCGCAGCAGGTCCAATTCTCGTAGAATATCTCGTTCTTGCTGGCGGTGGAGGTGGTGGTCGCGGTGGCGGCGGTGGTGGCGCTGGTGGTTATCGCACAGGCACAGATTTTGAAGTATCGTCTGGAACGACATACACAATTACCGTTGGTGGTGGTGGTTCTGGTGGTGTAGATTTTGTTGGCGCAGCACCGAATGGCACAGATTCAGTATTTTCAACTGTCACATCTTCTGGTGGTGGAGGTGGTGCAAACGCTGCAGCAAAACCTGGCGCTAATGGTGGCAACGGTGGTGGTGGTTCATATAATTTAGGTAACAATGGTGGAACAGGAAATACACCATCAACTTCTCCATCACAGGGTAACAATGGCGGTGGAGCATTTACATATACTCCTGGACCATTTAGTTCTTTGTCGTGCGTGCGAAATCTTTCTGCTGGTGGTGGTGGCGCTGGTGAAGCTGGCGAAAGCTGCGTAAAAAACACCGTCGGTGGTGGTGGTGGTGGAACAGCAGGTCGTGGTGGAAATGGTCTTGCTTCAACAATCACAGGATCTTCAGTTACTCGTGGCGGCGGCGGTGGTGGTGCAAGTGGCTTTCGAAATGCCCCAGCTTGCGTTATCGAACAAAGACCTGGTGGAACTGGCGGCGGTGGTCGGGGTGGTGGATCAACTGATGCAACCGTTGCGGCAACTGCTGGCGGCACCAATTTAGGTGGTGGCGGTGGCGGTGGCGGAAATTCTCCAGGTGCAGGGTTTGCAAATGGTGGAAATGGTGGCTCTGGCGTTGTGATTATTAAATATGCAGATAGTTACCCAGCAGCAGCATCAACAACAGGTAGTCCAACAATTACAGTTTCTGATGGATTTAGAGTTTATGTCTTTAATGCTTCTGGCAGCATTACTTTTTAATTGAGATTAAATTATGAAAACACTTGAGGAGAAAAAACTCCTAGTTAAGATGGCAAAAATGTTTGGTCAACCTGTCGATCAAGCATTGATTGAATCTATTGAAAAAGAAGAAAAACTTTTAAAGACTCTTTTTAAAGAAGAAAATAAAGAAGAACCTAAAATTATTCATTACGAAAAAGGAACGACATTCCTTAATCGTAAACCAATTATTGAAAAAGAACCTGAACCTATTGTCATTCAAGAAAAAATTGAAGAACCAAAGGTATTGACTGAAGTTGATATGGATCGTGGTGGAGTTTCTCCGCCAAAACCTGTTGATTACATAACGACTCCAAACAAACCAGATATTATTAAACAAACAATGGCTGCACTTAATACTGCAGCACCAAAACTCGCATCAACTCTTGAACGTAAAGAAATAGAAGGCATCAAACGTACTCTTGCGGAAATGATGCAAAAGATCGGCACACTCTCTTGGGGTGGTGGCGGTACTGGTATTGTTAAGATTTGGGATGCTGATGATCTTGATCGTGCAAATGCTGCTGACGGATTATTTGTTCAGTATAATGAATCGCGAAGGCAGTTTACGTTTTCTTCAGGAGCAGGTGGTGGCACTCAAGGTCCTCAAGGAGCAACTGGCGCACAAGGAGCAACTGGTGCGCAGGGCGTTCAAGGGGCAGTAGGAGCGCAAGGAGCAACTGGTGCGCAGGGTGTCCAGGGAGCAGTAGGTGCACAAGGTGATGCAGGTTCTCGCTTTTTAGCGAATACTGTTCTCGTAACAAATACAACATATACAGTTTTAGATACTGATTATTATATTGGCGTTGATGTTGCCAATTCTGTCACAATCACAATTCCAACTTCTACAACCACAGGAAGAGAAATCGTAATTAAAGACGAGTCTGGTAATTGTGAAAATAATGTCATAACAATTTCTGGTCCTGTTGATAATGATGCAAATGGAGTTATTTTAGCGATTAATAATGGAGGTTTGCATCTATTATATCGTGGTAATTATTGGAGAATTATCTAATGTCTTATTTACTTAATAAAAATGTAAATGTATTGAATGCTAATTCAATCGTTTCAACTACAAATCCATTACCAGTTACCACCCTTGGAAGCATTTATAACTCTAGTGGCAATTTAGATACGTCAAAAGACGGATTTGGACGAGCAAGAGTTGCTGAACCATTTACAATTTTTGATTCAAGTTTTAGATATAGTGATGATTCAAGAAACTGGAATGCAAACACGGCAAATAGCGGAACATCTGTATTTACTGCAAATCAATCTTTTGTTGGAATGTCAGTAAACGGAACATCAGATAGTAGAGTAATTCGCGAATCTAAAAAAGTATTTAAATATCAACCAGGAAAAAGTTTACTGACGTTAAGTTCATTTACAATGGCGCAGCCAAGATCAGGTCTTCGTCAAAGAGTAGGTTACTTCAGCGATAAAGATGGTCACTTTTTAGAAGCAAATAATACCACACTTTATCTTGTCGAAAGATCAGGAACAACAGGAAGTGCAGTTGATACTCCTGTTATGCAATCGTTGTGGAATGTCGATAAACTTGATGGAACAGGACCTTCTGGATTGTCTGTAAATGTCGCTAACTCGCAAATTTTCTGGACTGATACAGAATGGCTTGGTGTAGGTTCGGTCCGTGTAGGATTTGTTATTGATGGTCAATTTATTATTTCTCACATTTTTCATCACGCAAATCGTTCAACTGGCGTTTATATGACTAGTGCAACGTTACCTTTGCGTCTTGAAATTGAAAATACATCAGCAACAGGCGTATCCTCCACATTGAAACATATATGTAATTCTGTAATGTCAGAAGCTGGTTATACTCCAAGTGTTGCAACAAGAGCAGTTTCGACTGCTTTGACTGGCGTCAATTTAAATCAAACATCATTCACTCCTTTAATTGCGATTCGCCTTAAGGCTGGGTTTGAAAATGCTGTTGTTGTTCCAGCGCTAGTCACTGCATGGGGTTTGCAAAACACGCCATTTATCTATCGCTTATCTATGAATGAAACAATAACTGACGGAAGTTGGGTTTCTGCTGGATCCGAAAGTGCTGTAGAATATAATATCACATCAACTTCAATGTCTGGTGGTGATGTTCTTATGGAAGGATTATTCGGTGGTGGCACTATCGGTTCGCATCTAACCTTAAACTTATCAGAACACAATCACAGTTATCAGTTAAGAAGAAGATTAGACGGAACTAGAGAAACCATTGTTGTTTCTGTATTAGCAACTACAAATAACGACGATTGTGTTGGCACTTTAACGTGGCAAGAGTTTTAAGAATAAATACCCTAAAAGTCGAGGGATGTAAATGGCTGGTAAGTTATCGGGTGGTGCGATTGAAGCAGGAACCATCACCACGGATCAATTAACAACTTCTTTAAGTGAAACCATTTCCTCTGGCGGTGGTCCTAAAGTCACATCATTAATTTATCCAGATGACGACACAGCCGCAAATACCATTGGCGGTCAAACAGTTTATATTAATGGCTCTGGTTTTGATTCTAATGTTACTGTTTATATTAATAATTCTGCTGTACCTTCCGTAACTTATATTAATTCTGGTAATGTTCAAATTACCACACCAAATCTTGCCTCAGGAACATATCCGTTATATGTGATTAATCCAGAGGACGGTGGTACTGCAATCGTCAGTCCAGGTATTGTAATTTCTCCAGAACCAGTTTGGGTTACTGGAACGACACTAGAAGGTTTTTTACTTTCTTCTTCAGTCTCGAGAAATCTATCCGCAACAGGCGATGGTTCTGTAACCTATACTCTAAAAGACGGAAGTACGCTGCCTGGTGGTTTAACATTAGCAGCAAATGGTTTATTGAGCGGAACAATCACTTCTCCACCAAATACATCAACCACATATACCTTCACTGCTCTTGCAATTGACTCTGAAAATCAAAGTACAGAAAGAACATTCAGCATTCTTGGCTCTGCGCTGACAGCAACAGGCGGTACAGTTTCAAATATTTCTGGCTATCGTGTTCACACCTTTACGTCAACAGGTTCTTTAACTGTGACTGGATCTGGTTCCGTAGAATACTTGGTAGTCGCTGGTGGTGGCGGCGGTGGTGCTGGTCCTTATCAAGGCGGCGGTGGCGGTGGTGGTGGTCTTGTAGAAGGTTCAGTTTCATTAAGTCAAGAAACATACACCATTACAATTGGTGGTGGTGGCGCTGCTTCAACTGGCACAGGTGTTCGTGGCTCAAATACTTCTATCTCAGGTAATGATATAACATCAATTATTGGTATTGGTGGTGGCGGCGGCGCAGGTGAATTGCCATCTCCTGGTGGTGGTGCAATTGCTGGTAGTGGCGGTTCTGGTGGTGGTGGATCGCATGGATCGCCAAGCCCAGGTCTTGCTGGTGGTGCAGCCCTTCAACCAACAAGTGAATCTGGTGGATATGGTAATGATGGTGGTTTCGGTCACAGCAGCCCAGGCAATTACGTTGGTGCTGGTGGTGGTGGTGCTGGCGCAGTCGGTGGGAATGCAAGTTCAACATTAGCAGGAACTGGCGGTGACGGCAGAGCATCATCTATCACTGGATCATCAGTAACCTATGCTGGTGGTGGCGGTGGAAAGAAACGAGATGGTGCAGGTGCTGCAGGAGGAACTGGTGGTGGTGGTACTGGCGGTTCTTCTGGTGGTACAGCAAATCTCGGCGGTGGTGGTGGTTATGCCTATTCTGGCGGTTCAGGTGTAGTAATTATAAGGTATCCAGTATAATGGCAGGTAAATTAGAAGGAACTGCGATTCAAGCAGGCACAATATCGACAACACAATTGGCTCCTGCGCTGAGCACTGCAGTGTCATCAGGCGGTGGAATTAAGATAACAGGAATAAGTTATCCTGGTGCAAACACAGCTGCAAATACCAACGGTGGTCAAACAATTACATTAACTGGTACTGGTTTTAAACCAGGCGTTATCGTTTCAATTAATAACGCAACAGTTCCTGCTACAAGTTTTATAAATGCAAATAGCATTAGTTTCACAACACCTGCAGGTTTAGCGGCAAGAACGTTTCAAGTATATGTAACAAATACTGATGGTTCTTCGACAATTCTATTCCCAGGAATTGATATATCAAATGAACCTGTTTGGGTAACTAATTCCACACTTCCTGGATTCGTAACGCCAGGACCAATTTCTATAGATTTTAGTGCAACAGGTGATGGTGAGATCACTTATGCTTTGGCATCAGGTAGTACACTACCATCAGGGTTGACGATTGCTTCAAATGGTCGCTTTAGTGGCACAAAATCTGCAAATGCAGAATCTGACACAACCTATACTTTTGATGTAGTTGCAACTGACGCTAACAATCAGTCAACGACAAAAACATTTTCATTATCTGAAATTGTGACTTTATCGGGAACTGGCGGTACTGTATCAAACATCACAGGTTATCGCGTTCACACCTTCACAAGTTCAGACACATTTACGATCAATGCTGGTCCAAGAACTGTTGAGTATCTGATTGTTGCTGGTGGTGGCGGTGGTGGTGCTGGTGGTGGCGGTGGTGCAGGTGGCGTTTTAAGTGGCAATCTCACTATGAATTCTGGTGTGACTTATACAGTCACTGTCGGTGCTGGCGGTGTCGCATCATATGCTGGTAGTGCTTTTGCAGCAAGCAGCGCTGCAGTAAATGGTGCAAATTCTTCAGTAAGTGGATCAGACATTACATCAATTATTGCAGTTGGTGGTGGTGCTGGTGCAACCACAAATACTGTTTTTGGTGGCGGTTCAATCGCTGTCAATGGCACATCATACAAGGGCGCAAATGGTGGCTCTGGTGGCGGTGGCGGTGGCAACTCAGAAGGACCAAGCATCTTCGGTAATGTTCCAGGTGGCGTTGCAGTTTATCCAGGAAGTCCATTTATAAGTGGAACACGCCAAGGTTATAACGGTGGTGCTGGTGGTGGTTATGGTAATTCTCCAGCCGCTGGTGGTGGCGGTGCTGGTGCAGCAGGTGAACCTGCACTTTCATTTAGACCAGGAGTTGGAGGCGGTGGTACTGCTTCTCCAATTAGCGGAAGTTCAGTCACTTATGGTGGCGGCGGTGGTGGTGGATCTTATGGTCATGGTGGCTCTGCTGGTGGTTCTGGTGGTGGTGGAGCAGGCAGAGGATTTACTCAAGGTGGTTCAGCAACTTCTGGTAGCACAAACACTGGCGGTGGCGGCGGTGGAGGAGGAGTCAGCGGTGGCTCTGGTGGATCGGGAATCATCATCTTAAGATACGCGGTGTAAAATGGCAGGTAAACTAAAAGGCACATCAATCAGAAGTGGTTCACTAACAACCACACAGTTAAACAATTCTTTAACTGAAACGATTTCTTCTGGTGGTGGACCGAAAATAAAATCTTTAACTTACGTCGGATCAAACACTGCTGCGAACACTGGCGGTGGAGAAACTCTTTATTTGACAGGTTCTGGTTTCAATTCAAACTTTAGCATATACATTAACGGAAACACGGTTTCAACGACAACATTTAATAGTTCAAGTAATATTTCTTTTACAACGCCTGCATTATCTGCCTGCACTTATCCAGTTTATTTGGTAAACAATAATGACGGTGCAATGGCAATATTAGTTCCAGGAATACAGTATTCAACTTCCCCTGTATGGACAACGGCTGCAACGTTGGACGAAATTCCAGGAACTGAAGTCGCTTGGAATATACAATTGGCTGCAACCAGCGATAGTAATATAACGTACACTCTTGCTGACGGTAGTTCTTTGCCATCAGGAATTACATTAGCATCAAATGGTGCATTGACAGGTACTTTATCTTCACCATCTGCTGAAGACACAACTTATAACTTTACTGTCGTTGCAACAGACGTGGAAAATCAAGTACAGTCTCGTGCATTTAGTGTGACTGTTACGGTTACAGATCCACAGTTCTATCTTACGACTCTACTTCTTCATGGTGATGGAACGAATAATCAAACGAATCATTCGTTTATAGATTCCTCAAATAATGCGTATAGTTTGACCAGAGGTGGTAATGCAACGCAAGGTACTTTCTCGCCGTTTAGTCCAGTTGGTTGGAGTAACTATTTTGATGGAACTGGAGACTATTTGACTGCACCTGCTACCGATCAGTTCGCATTCGGCACTGGTGCGTGGACAGTAGAGTTTTGGGTGTATCCTCTTGCTTATGGTAGTTCAGTCGCTGGCGGTCAACTTTTCGGAACAGTGAATGGTGCATCGTCTGGTTATTCGATTAATCTCGGAACCAGTAACAGCACATTCAGAATCATATCAAACGCCACAGGAACTTGGGCTGACAATTTACAAGTGGAAACGGGTGGTGGACCAGCATTAAATACCTGGTCTCATATGGCGATTACCAGAGATGGTGCAAATTTAAGCATCTATAAAAACGGCACGCGTGTTGCAAATACCTCATCTGCTACTTCTTGGAATTTTACAGGCTCAACTGGTGTGATTGGTCGATTTAATGATGGATCAACTACAAGAGAATTTAACGGCTATCTTTCAAACTTGCGCGTTGTGAAAGGCACTGCTGTTTATGATCCAACTCAATCTTCTATAACAGTTCCAACTGCTGCTTTGACCGCAGTAAGCAACACACAATTATTGACTTGTCAAAATAGTCGCTTTTTGGACAATAGCACTAATGCATTTACGATAACTCGCGTTGGCGATACAGCAATTCAGCCATTTTCTCCACTCAAACCAACAGCTGCTTATTCAACAGCAAATGTTGGCGGTAGTGTCTATCTTGATGGATCTGGCGATTATGTTGAAGTTTCGAACGCAATGAATCTTGGAACTTCAGAATTCACAATTGAGTTTTGGATGTATCCATTAACACAATATGCTGATGGAAGTAATATTTCTATTTTAAGTGGAGAAGCAGCATCACAAGGTGCAACTGGATGGGGAATGGGTTTAACTTCATATAATGGTTTTAATGGCTTAACACTTGGCTCTGGTACTTACGGTCAAGGCACTGGTGGCGATTATGTCGATAATTATTGGGGAAGAAAAAATTGTTGGGATCATATTGTATGGCAAAGAAGAAATTCAGTATTGGAATGTTATATTAATGGAGTTTCTCAATCATTGAGCAGTTTCTCGGAAGGTAATGGTTCTACTAGCGATACTAAAGATTTTAGTGGCAGTAATACAACTAAACGATTAGGAACCGATTTGGGTGGTGGCGGTCCATTCCATGGTTATATTTCAGGATTCAGAATTGTTTCTGGTAATGCAGTTTATGCTGGTAACTTTACTCCACCAACTTCACCACCAACAAATATTGCAAATACTAAATGGTTGATGACATTTACCAATGCTGGCGTTATTGACAGCACTTCTAGAAATGTTATTGAGACTGTTGGTGATGCGAAAGTTAATACCGCAATTAAAAAATATGGTACAGGATCTATTGCGTTTGATGGTGTATCTGATGAATTAAAGATTAAATCGTCAACTTTGCTAGATTTTGAATCTGACTTCACCATTGAATTTTGGGCGTATATTAATACTCTTGAAGATAATATGCGTTTATTTACGCGCCAAGTGTACACAAGTTCACCTAATATCGAAATGCAAACTAAGGCAGACGGTTCTCTTGTGGCAAGATTAAATAACACTTCAGCTACACCTACGACAGTAAGTTCAGCTGGTGTATTGACGACTGGCGCTTGGTATCATATAGCCTTTGTGCGGTACGGTTCAGCAACTAATAATGTGAATGTGTATGTTAATGGGAATTCTGTAATTTCGTTTACTCAAACTTCTGCTTGCAACCCTGCTGCAGATTTGTATATTGGTAATTATCCAGGGTTGGATAGAACTCCTAACTGCTATATTGACGATTTCCGTATCACAAAAGGATATGCTCGATACACTTCTAACTTCACAGCGCCGACGGCTGCGTTTAAAGATAAATAATCAGGTGATTGTAAATGCCAGATAAACTTCCAGGAACATCAATTCAAAGCGGAACGATTCAAATCGAAACCTTTTCGTCAGCGCTCAGCGAACAAATCTCGAGTGGTGGTCCAAAGGTAAGCAATTTGATCTATTTCGGTGCAAATAATTCAGCAAGTGCATCTGGTGGTCAAACAATCACATTAAATGGTTCGAATTTCGATTCAAATGTAACTGTGTATATTGAAGGAAATGCGGCACCATCAGTTACTTACATTAGCGCAAGTAACGTACAATTTACGACTCCAGCATTATCAGTAGGAACGTATCTAGTTTATGCGATTAATCCAGACGGTGGCTTTGGAATTAGCGTGCCTGGATTATCTGTAACGAGTTATTGAGGAAGGTTTAAATGCCAAATAAACTATCAGGAACAGCGATTCAAAGTGGTACGATCACTTCAACTCAGCTGTCAGCGACTTTGACGACAACAATTGAGTCTGGCGGTGGTCCGAAGATCGCATCCATTATCTATCCTGGTGACGATACTGCTGCAAACACAAATGGTGGTCAAACGCTATACATCACAGGTTCAGGTTTTAAATCAAACTCAACAGTTTATATTAATGGCAATAACGTTCCTTCCGTTTCTTATATCAGCGCAAGCAATTTGTCTTTCACAGGTCCTGCTCTTTCTTCAGCATCATATCCTGTTTATGTGATTAATCCAGAGGATGGCGCAACTGCAATTTTAATTCCAGGTCTTCAAGTTTCTGGTGAGCCAAGTTGGGTTACTGATGCTACATTGTCTGAGCAAGATGCTGCTGGTGCTTGGAATATCTCTCTATCCGCAACTGGTGATGCTCCATTAACTTATGCTCTTGCTGCTGGTAGTTCTTTACCAACGGGCATCTCTTTGGCTTCAAACGGCGTCATTAGTGGTACAATCACAACACCACCAGAAGCAGATACAACTTACAATTTCACTGTTGTTGCGACTGACGCGCAAAATCAAGATTCATCAAGAGCGTTTAGTGTAACCGCAAAAACTGGTGAAGGTCTACTATTTGCGAATAATGTTCTACTAATCCATGCTGATGGCACAAACAATCAGAACAATCATACGTTCTTAGATTCATCAAATAATAACTTCACAATCACAAGATACGGTAATGCTTCACAAGGTTCATATAGTCCACACAGTCAAACTGGTTGGAGTAATTATTTTGATGGTAGTGGAGATTATTTTGCTGCATCAAATCAAATCTCAAATTTTGGAACAGGCGATTTTACGATAGAGTGTTGGGTTTATAAGACTGGCACAACTAGTGTTGTTTTATCAAATCAAGACGGCGGTACAGATGCGAATTATTTCGTGCTTGATGCAATAAATGCTAATGTAACATTTCAAATTCGAGATAACAGTTCGCAAGCATATGCGTATGGTCCAGCAATGGCAAACAATACATGGACTCATATTGCGGTAACAAGAAGCAGCAATTCAGTCAAAGTATTTGTAAATGGTGTTTCTGGTGATGCTGTAACAATATCAAAGAGTGTAACCTCAAGGCAATTCCTTATTGGCGCATTTTTATATACAGGATTTGAAACTTATTTTGGTGGATACATTTCAAATGTTCGTGTTGTTAAAGGCACTGCTCTATACACTTCTAACTTCACACCATCAACAACACCACTGCAGCCAGTCACAAATACTTCTATTTTGACTTGTCAATCAAATCGATTTGTTGATGAAGGTCCGAATAATTACACACTTACTCGCAATGGCGACATTTCGGTGCAACCGTTTGGTCCATTTGCTCCTGTTATAACGACTGCTAATAGTAACAGTGTTTACTTTGATGGGAGTGGAGATTATTTGACAACTGCAAGTGATGCAGCATTTGGTTTTGGGACAGGCGATTTTACGATTGAGGGTTGGATTTACACAAACAGCTCATCTACACAAAGAATAATCAGTAGTTCTGAGAATAATGGTGAGTTGCTGTTAGTGAATTCTGGCGGCAACGTTTATTTAAATTGGTTTGATGGTTCTTCTGACTTTGGTAATAGTTCAAATTTCGTTCCGCAAAATTCTTGGGCACATGTAGCAGTAACAAGATCTTCTGGAAGCGTTAGACTTTTCATAAATGGAACTTTATCTAATACTCCAGCAACAAGCACTAGAAGTTATGGTACAAGATCAGTTACTGTAGGTATATATGGTGGTGACAACTCAACTCAACCATTTAATGGAAGTATCTCTAATCTTCGAATTTTAAAAGGAACGGCGCTTTATACATCATCATTTACAGTTCCGACATCACCACTTACTGCGATATCAAATACATCTCTACTCACTTGTCAATCTACAACGTTTATTGACAACAGCACAAATGCATTAGCCATCACTCCAAGCGGTAATGTTCGACCAAGATCGTTTAATCCATTCGGATATGTCAACACTGCTTCTGCATACTCAACAGCGAATGTTGGTGGTAGTGCGTACTTTGATGGAAGTGGGGATTATTTGTCTGCACCAGACAGCACAGCATATGATTTCGGTACAGGCGATTTTACTGTAGAGGCTTGGATATATCCAACAACTGCGAGTGGAGTAAGAATTCTAGTAGGGCAATATTCAGGCTCAGATGGATTCTCGTTAGAATTAACAAACACAAATACATTAACAGTATGGCTAGAAGGATCAACTATCGCTACTTCTAGCGGAACTGTTATCGCAAATGCATGGAATCATGTTGCAGTATCTAGAAGTGGTTCTTCACTACGATTGTTTATAAATGGGGCTGTTGACGGAACTGCCACAAATTCAACAAACATTTCTGGATCTTCAAGTGCGCTTTATATTTCTAGCAGCGCTTCTACTCCTGGCGCTGGAGTGTTTACTGGATATATGTCTGGAGTTCGAGTTGTGAAGGGTACTGCAGTTTATACTGGAGCATTCGCGTTACCGTCTGCACCACCAACTAACATCGCCAACACATCTTTACTTCTCAACTTCACCAACGCTGGCATCTTCGACCAAACAGCGAAGAATGTGATTGAAACCGTCGGTGATGCAAAGGTCAGCACAGCACAGTTTAAGTATGGTAGTGCGTCGATGTACTTTGATGGAACTGGCGATTATTTGACTATACCAGATAGTCAATCGTTCAACTTCGGTTCTGGTGATTTTACAATTGAAATGTGGATATACTTTAATGCATTCTCTGACGGTAAAGCGATTATAACAAAGGGGTGGTCGACTGTTAATGCACCTTTCCTCATATACACGGATGGTGTACAAAACAAAGTAAAATTCTACAGCTCTTCAAATGGTAGCACATGGAATATCGCTGATGGTATTGCAGTATTGAATTCCCCATCAACTGGTCAATGGTATCATATAGCAGTAACTAGAAGTGGAAGTACGTTTAGAACGTTTGCTAATGGAACCGAAACAGCAAATGTAACCTCGTCAGCTGCAGTATATTCGACAACTCAACCAGTAACGATTGGTTCTGGAACAGGCAGTACATCGATAAATGCATATATTGACGATCTTCGTATCACCAAGGGCTATGCTCGCTACACCTCTAACTTCACAGCACCAACTTCTGCGTTGAAGGATAAGTAATATCCGTATTGTATAAATATAGAGTAAATAAAACAGAGAATTGATGAATTTTGTCATTTAACTGCTGATTTTCTAGTTTCTAGGAAACTAAATTATGTTTTTGTCATAAAGACATAAGAATTTCAGGAGAAAAAATGAAGAAGTTATTTCTTGCCCTACTATTCGCAGTAGGTGCATCTCAGGCATTCGGTCAAGCAACAGAGACCGTTTCAACATCTACAGTCACTAGCACAAGCACTGTAGACACAACGTCCACGAACACCAACACAAATACCAACACGAACACGAACTATAACACAGACGTGTCAACATCAACTTCGACGAGCGATAATACCAACACAAATTATAACACAAATACGTCGACTTCGACGAGTGATAATACTAACACGAATTATAATACAAATACGTCGACTTCAACAAGCGACAACACCAACACTAACTACAATACAAATACTTCGACGTCTACTTCGACGAGCGATAATACCAACACGAACGTCAATACAAATACGTCAACATCCACAAATACGAATACCAACTATAATAATATGTCTGGTGAGGTGACGTATAATAACAACAATACTACAACTTCGACGAACACGAATAATAATAACAATACGTCGACGGTAACAAGTACAAACACGAATAATAATACGTCAACAAACACCAATTACAATTATGGTGATACAACGACGAATAATACAAACACGAATGTAAACACAAACACTTCTACCTCGACAAACACGAATAATAACAACAATGTAAATACGTCGACTGCAACCAACACAAATATGAACACGAATGTGAATACGTCAACTGCTACTAACAATAACAATAACGTAAACACTTCGACTTCATCTAATACAAATAATAACACCAACACAAACTATAACGTAAACAGTGGAACTCAGACGTTCAATAATAACAATAACACGAACGTAACTTCCAACAATACAAATACGAATGTTAATAACACAACATCCAACAATACAAACACGAACTTTAATAATAATGTTTCAACATCTACGAACGTGAACACGAATAATAATAACAATAACAGCGTTTCTGTGAATACAAATAATAACAATAACGTGAGCACTTCTACCAATACGAACAATAACAATAATAATCTATCTGGTGAAGTAACATATAATAATAACAACACAAATAACACTACTGTAAACTCGAATAATAAAAACGAGAATGTGAATACATCTACTTCAACAAACACCAATAATAACAACAACGTTTCCACAAACACGAACTATAATAATAGTGTAAGCAATAGTGTTTCAAACAACACAAACAAAAACGAAAATGTCAACACCTCAACAAGTGTGAACAAGAACGAAAACGTGAATAAGAGCGAAAGCACAAGTCAGAGTAACGTGAAAACAGAGAACACGAATACGAATATCAATCGTAACGAAAACATTACAAAGTCTGAAACAACAATTAAAGCACCTCCTGCTAGTGCTATCGCTCCAATGATCTCAACATATAGCCAAGACGTCTGCGTGTCAGGCGTTTCTGGCGCTGTTCAGACTCAAGTCTTTGGTCTTTCTGCTGGTAAAGCCGTTCGCGATATGAATTGCGAAAGATTAAAATTATCAAAGACTCTATACGACATGGGCATGAAAGTTGCTGCTGTATCAATGATGTGTCAAGACGAAAGAGTCTTCAAGGCTATGGAAATGGCTGGCACACCTTGCCCATATATGGGTAAGATTGGTAAGGATGCAACAGAACAGTGGAATGAAAATAAAGAAGATCGTCCAGACTTCAAAAAGAAGTGGTGGAAAATTTGGGGTAACAACACAGAAACTTCTGAAGATCTACCAGTAGCATCTGGTGGCTAATGAAGAATTTATTCCTTGCTCTATTAGTGGCAATGGTTGCTCCTGCCTTCGGGCAGGTTGCAGCCTACACTGATCCAGTTGCTGAACAAACATACACTGTTATTCAACAGCAAACAGCCACGCCTATTGAAGAAATAAAGAACACTGGTGGAATCGCATTGACATTATATGATGATGGTGTGTCTAATCCAATAGACTTGCCGTTTGAATTTTACTTTTATGGCAATCCATATGATTCTGTTTTCGTATCTCAAAACGGTTTTATAAGTTTTACAAGTAATGCTAACGGATGCTGCTCTGGCAATGCATTGCCATTCTTTTCAGACAATCCTTATTATAATATGAACAATTCTATCTTTGGTATGTGGTCTGATCTTGCAGATTTCAACAATCCTGGCAATCCATATTATCAATCATTCAATGATCGCTTTGTTGTTGGCTGGTATGGCGTTGATGAACTAGGAACATCAAATAAATTCACATACGAAATTACATTGTTTTCTAACAATGACTTTTCTATAAACTATGGATCATTTGATTATCTTGGTCCAACAGGAAGAACATTTACTTCTGGTTTCCAAGGTGATCAGGCTGGTGAATCGTATCAAATCTATAATGGTAATAATCCAAGCGGTTTACAAAATACAACTTATTATGTTCAGTCCAGTGAAGTTGTACCAATACCTGAACCAGAACAACCAATTGCACCTGATTGCAATATAAACCCAACAGATCCAACTTGCATTATCAATTCGATAATTGATGATCAAGAAGAAACCTATTTTGCTGACGAAAATTCTGGTTTTGACGATGGCTCTGATGATGGCGGTAGTGTATTTGAAGAAGAGGAAGAACAAGATATTGCCATAGAAGAAGAAACCTTTGTAGCAGCTGAAGATCCTATAGAAGAAGAAACATTTACCGAAGAACCTGAATCATTAGAGGAAATGTTAGCTGATGATGATTCTGCAGATGAGAGTTTAGATAGTATTGAAGAAACTCTTGTTGCTAAAGAATTGAACGACGAGCAAAAATCAAACGAACTTGCTGATTCTATTGCAACGAATGTACTAGAGGCAGCATTGGCAATCGCTGCTGATACAACAGCATTAAGTATTGGTGGTAGTTCTGGTTCACCTTCATCATCTACGAATAATGCAGCCAGTGCAGCATCAAATCAAACTGTAGAATCAGCAATTGAAGCGATCGAGTCAGCAACGCAATCAGAATCAACAACGTCTGAGACTCTAGTATTTGCTTCGACGACAGAATCGGTGCAAGAAACGACAGCAGCTGCTGCCACAACTTCTGATGCTTCAGATTTAATCAGTTCAGATTTATCATCAGCAGATGCTCTCGATATCCTAGAAACTGGACGCGCATTGGGTCAAGAGTCACTTTTGGCTACTATGAGTATGACAGAGATGGCTGCAACCGAATCCATGAATCAAGCAGAAAGTGTTGCTGTAGAATCTTCATCTGAATCATTAGTAGCCTCTGCTGCTTCTGTTGCCGAAACCGCTATAGTTGCATCCTTTGAAACACAAGAGCAGCAGCAATCAAACGAAGTAGAAACTTCCAACATCGAAAGTTCAATTCAAGAACAAGCTGAACAAAATAACGAAACTCTTGTCGCTGATACTTCTATGGAACAAACTCAAGAAACTGTTTCTTTTGAAGTTGAGCAAGTTGCTGAATCTATGATACCTCAGCAATCTCAAGATTTTATGGTTGAGACGCAAACTGAAGAGGTTGTCGTTGCTGATACGAATGTCATTGAATCATCAAACGAAATGCAAGACACATCAATGATGGTAGAAAATACTCAAGAAGAGCAACAAAGCGCTGTTGAGTTTACTACCGTAGAACAAACTATGGAAATGTTTGCAGAAAATATCAACAGTCAAGTTCAATCAGAGCAAGAAGAACTTGAGAATAGTATTATTCAGCAAGCAATCGCGTCATCACAACAAAGTGAAGACAATAACAGTATGGGCTTTGCGGAAGCAGAAGCAATGACAATAGCCAATGATCCTGCTCTCGCAAATGCTTTCAATGTTCAACCCAATACAGCAAGTCTAGAATTGCTTGGTGTTCTTGGTAGCGCAGGTCAAGAAAAGTCTGACGCTGAACTTCGTGCTGAACAAGTCGTGGCAGCAAATAAAGAAGAACAAGATGCTATCAATGCAAACTATATGGAAGCAGATCAATCTGGTATTCTTGCTGCCATTGGTTCTGAAACTGATGTGAGTGCCTATAGAACTGCGATGTTGAGAGATAATAATGTATGGTACAAACCAGAGGACATATACAAGGGCGTGATCATTAAAGACAACGTTCGTGGCTCATACTTTCTAGAAAAAGGAAATACAGACACTTATAAAAAGATGGTCGAAGAGCAATATAAGTAATGCTAGCAGAACTCGCAGCAATTAATGCCGCATACGCTGTGATTAAAGAAGTGATAAGTAATGGCAGAGAACTCGGAGAATGCGCTGGGCACTTGGGCAACTTCTTTCATAATAAACAAAAATTAGAAACGAAAGTTGTCAATACCACCGCAATCGAAAGAACTCAGTTAGAAGAATTTTTTGCTTTGGAAGAAGCACGAAGGAAAGAAAAAGAACTTAAAGATTATATGTTAATTGCAGGTCGACCTGGTTTATGGGATGACTGGATAAAGTTTCAAAGAGCGCATGCGCAGAAAGAATTGGAAGAGGCGCAAGCACGAAGAAGGGCTGCATTGATAGCAGCGCAAAAAGAAGAAGAATTGATTCTAATGACATGTATTGGAATTTTATTTTTTATATTTGTTGGAATTATATTTGGTTTTGTTTATATCATAACAAGATAAAAGTTTTACAGAGGAATAGCATCGATGAGTAAGGATATAGACGAAAAAGTAGATCAATTAGAAGCAGCCAAGGAACAGTATATGAGCGAAAATACTGTTATTAGCATTGGCGGTTATGCATTCACACCAGCCAAACTTATGATCGCTGGCGGTATTGTTTCAACGGTTCTTGGCGGTCTCTATGGTGCATTTGAAGTCTATAAAGACTATATGGACATGAAAGCACAGATTCAAGAATACGTTGCCCCAGACCTATCTGGCATTCAAGAACGTATGACTAAACTTGAACAGAAGATCGATAATGCCGTTGTATTGGTAGACGAAAGTAACGATATTATTCGCGATGTTCGTACCGACCTAAAGGGTGATATTGATTCCCTTCAAGCAGATGTCGATGCAGCAGAGCGTAGAAATCGCGAACTCGATAAGGAAGTTCGTGGATTCGTCGCAACAACAGATCGCGATATGTCAGGTCGATTAAGAACGATCGAGCGCGAAACAGACGCTAAATTAAAGGAATTAGAGAAGAAAGTCGACGATAAAATTCAAAAAGCCTGGGAAAACCCGTTGGCTAAATAGGAACGTGAGATGGAAACATTATGTCTCCGCAATGCTCAGACGCGATATATTGTGAGTATTGGTAATAAGATTCTAATTGTAACGCACGATTATCATTTTGCGAAACGATTGGAGGCAGAGGTTCGCGGTCGTAAAATAACTGATGAATCTTATACTATTCTTGTTAGGAGATAAAAATGAATCTATTTGCAAATTTAAAATCAATGCTATCGGACGGTGAAAACGGTTCGGTGTCATCAAAACGAGTCATTACAGTTATGGCAACATTTTTAGTTGCTTTGGCATTTGTATTGAATTTGTTTTGGGGATTCGTTGTTGAGAAGTTTATGTACGACTCAATGATGATGATCGTGTTGGGTGGTCTTGGTACAACTGTCGCTGAGAAGTTTGCTCCAAAAAAACCACCTGTTGCTTAATTAACAGGAGAAGATGATGGATACATTAATTGTATTGTTATTAGTTGCTGTTGCTGCTTGGGTTGGCTGGAAATTGTGGAAAAATCCAGACGCAAACAATGACGGCGTTGTTGATCACAAAGACGTTGTGCATGCTGCTAAAGAAGTTGCTACGGAAGCAAAAACGGAAGCAGTTGCTGCTGCTGGTAAAGCAGTTGAAAAAGTGAAAAAGGCTCGTGCAAAGAAGGCGAAGTAATGAAAAAGTTATTAGCCTTTTCTTTGCTGTTCTTTTCAAGTGTGACAATTGCAAATCCATATGACTTCAAAATCTTGAAAGTCAGTGATGGTGATACAGTGGTGTTTGAAGCACCATTTATGCCAGCACCATTGAAACCTCAATTGAGTTTGAGAATTCTTGGTGTTGACACGCCAGAAAAGGGTGCACGCGCTGGTTGCCCAGCAGAGGCTGCTGCGGCAGAAAAAGCCAGCGCGTTTACCAAAAACCTTGTCGCTAATGCTCAGAAGATTCAAGTCGAATTGAAGGCGCACGACAAGTTTGGTGGGCGTGTTCTTGGTGATCTAATTGTCGATGGTCAGAGATTATCTGAACTGTTGATTCAAAACGGTCATGCTCGAGCATACTTTGGTGAAAAGAAACAATCATGGTGTAATTGATGTTTATACTAGAACCTTTTGCAATTCCGTTCATTTACTTGTTCAAGTGGTTGGCTGAATTGTTTTTATTATTGTCTAATTCAACATACTGGCTTTATTCAAAATTGCTTGGAGCCAGCATTTGGTTGAGTGATCAAGTTGAGAGTAATATCTGGCCAAAGGAATAAATTATGCTTATACCATTGCCATATAAGATCCTTGCGGTGGTTCTTGTAGTTGGTGGCGCATTTGCTGCTGGTTACAAAAAAGGAACATCTGCTGGTGAAGTCATGATTCAACAAGCGGCTAACGAAGCAGAGCAGTTGAAGATTGAACTTGAAAAAGAACAAAACAATATCAAAGAGCGTGTTGTGACTGAATACGTCGACAAGATTAAAGTTGTCAAAGAACGTGAAGTCATCTATCAAAACGCTGCTGAAAACGAAGTCAAGGGCAAATACAATCTAACCAATGGTTGGGTTTATCTGCACGACGCCAGCGTTCAAGGGCAACAGCTTGATCCACAAAAGACAACTGATGATACTGATTCAGTTGTAAAAGACAATCAAGCACTTGGTACTGTATTGGCAAATTATTCTATTTGTTTACAAAATGCTCAGCAACTTGTAAGTTTGCAATCATGGATTCTTGAGACAAAGGCGTCAGTAGACAAACAAAATGCTGATCGTGGATTAGATATTAGTTTACCTGATATGCCAAAAATGCCATGGAAGAAAGAGGAGGCTGCACAATGAGATTTCTCGTAGCACTTTCTTTTTTGTTTCTTGCTGCTTGTGGTAATCCATTAACTCGTTTGGTACCAAAGATTGAAATGCCAGCACCACCTGCAGATTTAATGAAACCGCCGCAACCATTAAAAACAATTGTTCCACCTGTAACACCCCAATCGGAGTTAACGAGAGATGTCCCACTTAAATGAAGTTGGATTAAGTTATTTTGCTCATCTCATTCGAGCGTGGAAATGGGCTTTTATGTTATTAGTGCACGGTTTATTTCCAAATATTTGGAAAACGGCAGTGAGCGATCAATTGTGTGCGCACAAAGAATTAGATAGAGCAACTAGAAATTACATCTTAAAAAAGATGTATGACATTGACGAAAACAAAATGCCTAGTATTTGGGAACGCGCGAGCGATCGTGAACTAGTTGTAAGAAAAATACTTTCATCGAAAGATTGATGAAATCTTTCAAAACCTATATACATGATGCATGGAGCATGAAGTATAAAAAGAAGATTGATTGCTCCAACCCTAAAGGATTTTCACAAAAAGCACACTGCCGCGCTCGAACACTTCGACGCGCAGGAGTCATTACAAAGAGTACACCAGTAAAATGATTGACTTCGAAGGCAGATTAAGTAAAATAGAGACTGAGGTCGCTGCAATGCGAGAGAAAGTCTCCTTCTTCTCAGTCATCTACGAGAAGTTTGATCGAACACTGGACAAACTAGACGAAAGAACTATCGAAGACAAGCGCGAACTTCAAGCAATGATGGATGATCTTCGCACTGATCTGGTGCAAGAGATGAAAGCATTGCGCGAAGAAATGGCTGCGCAGCACGCAATAGAAAAACAAAAAATAGACGATTTAAACAAATGGCGTTGGCTTGTAATGGGTGGCGCAGTTGTTGTTGGGTGGCTTATTTCTAAATTAGGTTTGCCTTTTGAAATAAAATAGTTTATAGTATTTAATCCGTTGGCTTATTTGTGATGTATTATGAGTGTCTACATTGATCGGAAATATTTGCTTTTAATTTCATCTCGATTACAACAATTCAAACAGAAAAAAGAAGATCTATTCAACTTTCGCTGTTTGTATTGTGGAGATTCGAAGAAGAACAAACTGAAGGCTCGTGGGTATGTTTATCGCAAATCGAACGACTACTTCTACACCTGTCATAACTGCAACAAGTCTACGACGTTTGCGAAGTTTTTACAGGAAGTCGATAGTGGAACCTATAAACAATACGCCCTGGAACGATACGCAGTTGGTGAAACAGGACACCACAACTACAAAAAACCCGACTTCCAGCAACTCAAGGGAAATGCCTATTCCCGATTCCAGTCTACTCTCGACAAGTCCAGAGGAGATTCAACGACAGTTGAAAGCCTGGAGAGAACTCCAAGAGCGTTTACACATTATTGTATAGAAAATTTACCTGCAGATCACCCTGCGCGTGACTATATACAAAAGAGACAAATTCCCAAGAAGCACTGGAAAGAAATATTCTTTACAGAGAAATTCAAGGATTTTCTCGATCTAGAATTCCCCCAACATGGTAAAGACGAGGTCCCTAACGACGAGCGTATCGTACTCTTTTACACTAACGAAAAGAGTCAGGTAACAAACGTCGCGGGGAGGGCTTTGTCTTCCAAATCGAAAATTCGATACGTTACGGTGAAGATATCAGATGAAAAGAAATTGTTCGGATTGCATCGCTTGCGCAAGCAAGAACGTGTCTATGTCGTCGAAGGGCAGTTTGATTCTTTATTTCTCGAAAATAGCATTGCCTCTGGCGATAGTAATTTGGGCGGCGTGGCAGCAGTTCTTCCAGAGTTAAATGTAACTCTTGTTTATGATAATGAACCGCGCAATAAAGATATTGTAAAGCAAATTGAAAAGTCTATCGATAAAGGTTATAAAGTTTGTTTGTTTCCAGAAGCAGTAAACGGTAAGGATATCAATGAAATGATTTTAAATGGGTTGACTTCTGAACAAATAAAGATTATTATAGATGCCAACACTTTCAGCGGGTTAGAAGCCAAACTGAAGTTTATGAATTGGAGAAGGTGCTAACATGGTCACATTAGATGATCTTGGTCTAGAGATAATTAAACATCCAATCTCTAAAGTGCGAGTACAGTTTCATAACGGCAAGTGGTATGTTGAATATCGCCGTCAAGCAAAATATTTTTTTGATCGTTGGTGGTGGTTTGATGACTCAATTTATTCCGATTATAAAGACGCTTACGTTCGCGCACAAACACTTGCGGCAGACGGTGGCGTTTCTGAAATGAGGCATAAAACTCTTGAATTTGATGTGAAGGATTTTTGAGATGAAGGTAAAATTAGTTTCATATAGTAAACCAGTTCTTGAGGGGTTGGAGACGCCAACGGATCTTGTTGCCTATTGCGCAAGAGTCTCCAATCCCTCCAATCAAATGAATTCTGAAACAGCAGAAAAGTTAATCAAATACTTGATTAAACATCAGCACTGGTCGCCGCTTGAAATGGCAACCATGTGTTTAGAGATTGAAACAACAAGAGATATTGCTCGTCAGATTTTGCGTCATCGTAGTTTTTCGTTTCAAGAATTCTCGCAACGTTATGCTGATCCAACTAAAGATTTAGATTTTGAATTTCGTGACGCCAGACTTCAAGATCCCGTAAACCGTCAAAATAGCGTAAAGACGGACGACTACATGCTTATGTACGAATGGCATGAACGCCAACGTCAGATCTTAGAATTAGTAAAATCTAACTATGCTTGGGCGATTAAAAATAATATTGCCAAGGAACAGGCTCGTGCGATTCTTCCTGAAGGTCTCACTCTTTCGCGCATGTATATGAGCGGAACTCTAAGATCTTGGATTCACTATATACAACTCCGCAGCGGTAATGGCACGCAACTTGAGCATATGAATATTGCAAAAGAATGTGCTAAAGTCATCGCTGAGGTATTTCCGCTTTCAACACAATTCGTAGAACAATAAGGAGCAAATAATGGCGACACGACTTCCGTCCATTTATCAAGATTTCATTCACATTTCGCGCTACGCTCGTTTCAATGACGAACTAGGTCGTCGTGAGACATGGGATGAAACCGTTGACAGATACATTAATTTCTTTAAAGAAAAAACAAATAACAATAAACAAGTTCCATGGGAAGAGTTGCGTTCAGCAATTTTAAATTTGGAAGTCATGCCATCAATGCGTTGTTTAATGACTGCTGGTCCTGCTTTGGAAAAAGATCAAGTGGCTGGATATAATTGCTCCTATGTCGCCATTGATAACACTAAAGCATTTGATGAGATCATGTATATTCTCATGTGCGGCACTGGCGTTGGCTTTTCTGTTGAGTCAAAGTATACAAACAAGTTGCCAGAAGTTCCAGAAGAACTACACGAAACAGATACAACTGTTGTCGTTGCTGATAGTAAGATTGGTTGGGCGTCTGCTTATCGTGAAATCATTTCATTACTTTATTCTGGCAAGATTCCAAAGTGGGATGTCAGCAAGGTTCGTCCAGCAGGTGAGCGTTTGAAGACATTCGGTGGTCGCGCTTCTGGTCCAGAACCACTTGTAGATTTAATTAAATTCACTCTCAATATTTTTCAAAAGGCACGTGGTAGGAAACTATCAACGTTGGAATGTCATGACATCGTATGTAAGATTGCTGATATTGTTGTTTGCGGTGGTGTTCGCCGTTCTGCTCTCATTTCTCTTACCGACCTCAACGATGACCACTTGCGCCATGCTAAATCGGGTGACTGGTGGACACATAACGGTCAACGTGCACTCGCAAACATTTCGGCAGTGTATGACAAAAGAGTAGACATGGATACATTCATGAACGAATGGCATGCATTATACATGTCTCGTTCAGGTGAGCGTGGTATCTTCTCGCGTCAAGCATCACAAGCCGTTGCTGAAAAGAATGGTCGTCGTGATCCAAAGCATGAGTTTGGTACAAATCCATGTTCTGAGATTATTCTTCGTCCATTTGAGTTCTGTAATCTTTCAGAAATCGTTGTTCGTGCAAATGATGATGTTGATTCATTGAAGCGTAAGGCTCGTCTTGCTACAATCATCGGTACGTTGCAATCAACACTCACAGACTTCCGTTATATTAACAAGCGTTGGAAGAACAATTGTGACGAAGAAAGATTGCTGGGCGTTTCATTGACTGGCATTTGCGATAACAAGTTGCTAAATAAGCCATCACAGAAACTCGCGGATGCGCTTGATGAAATTCGTTTACACTGTGTTGAAACAAATAAAGAACTCGCCGAAGCTCTTGGTATTCCACAGTCAGCTTCAATCACTTGCGTTAAACCTTCTGGCACTGTTTCACAATTGGTTGATTCCGCATCAGGCATTCACCCACGTTACGCTCAGTTTTATATCCGTCGCGTGAGAGCAGATATGAAGGATCCACTTGCTCAGTTTATGATTGGTAAGGGATACAAGGCTGAAGAAGATTTCTACAGCAAGTCAAACTGGGTATTCAGTTTCCCAATGAAGGCACCAAAGAACTCCGTCACTCGCAATGACATGACTGCAATTGAGCAGTTGGAACTTTGGAAGATGTATCAGGATCACTGGTGTGAACATAAGCCTTCGATCACTGTATATGTTGGTGATGATGAGTGGATGGAAGTTGGTGCATGGGTTTATAAGAACATCTCGATTCTTTCAGGTGTTTCTTTCCTCCCACGCGACAACGGTTCATATCGTCAAGCGCCTTACGAAGAAATTGATGAAGCCAAGTACACTGAACTTCTTGCTCTCCAAAACGTTGACATCAACTGGGTGGAGTTTATGGAAGAAACAGATACAACAACTTCAGCAAAGGAACTCGCTTGCACTGCTGCGGGTGGATGTGAAATTTAATATTAGGAGAATAAAATGGATCCAATTTTAGCAACTATTGTTTGGTTTGGTGGTAATTTTGCGCCAGTTGGTTACTTGTATTGCAATGGTGATACACTTCCAATTCAACGCAATGAAGCATTGTTTAGTTTGCTTGGAACTTATTATGGTGGTGACGGTCGCACGAATTTCAAGTTGCCAGATCTTCGTCCTGACGTAATCGATTATCAAATCACAAAGGATAAGGATGGTAATGAGAAGGTCGTTGCTGTTGTTAAAGGTAAGCGTGAGTGGAGAGTTGATGAGCCAAAGTGTTTGATCTCATCACAGGGTTATTATCCATCACGTCCGTAATTTTGTTGTTAGTAAATAAAAAGGAGAATATATATGAATAAGTCTATTATTGTTGGTCTTGTTGCTCTTGGTCTTACTGCTTGTGGTGGCGCTGTTGAAGATCAGCCAACCGATGCAGTAACTGCTGAAGCGCCTGCTGCTGAAGTTTCTGAACCAGAAGCTGCTGCTGCTGAAGCACCTGCTGCTGATGCAGGCGTTGTTGGTCAAGAAGAAGCAGCAGCTGATGTTGCTGTTGTTGACACTCCAGCTGCTGAGTAATTAATTCTTTAATCTGTTAGGTTTTGTTTTGAAAAAACTATGAGGTGACTTGTGAAATTTAGTATTATCACCGCGACACACTTAAAAAATGCGTTTCTTTTTGAACTGTATCAGAGTTTAACAGAACAAACCTATACAGATTGGGAATGGGTACTGTGGCTCAACGGGGGAGCAACACGCTCCCTCGTTGATTCTGCTATCGTATCAGATCCTCGCGTTAAGATTTATGAATGTCACGAAAACAATACTTGCGTGGGATTCAATAAACATAACGCCTTTATGAAAGGTGAAGGGGATATTCTTGTCGAAGTCGATCACGACGACCTTCTCCTACCAACTTGCTTAGAAGAATTGAAGCAAGCATTTGAAAATAATTCCGATGTCGGTTTCGTTTACAGCAACGACATTAACTGGCATATGAAAGATGAATTCACGCCATACAGTCCATACTATGGTTGGGTTCATGAAAAGCATGAATGGCGCGGAAAGGAATATATTTCAATGATTTCCTTTCCACCGTCAAGTCATAGTGTTGCATTCATTTGGTACGCACCAGATCACGTTCGTGCATGGCGTAAAGATCTTTATGTTCAGATTGGTGGTCATGATCCAAAGTTGGATATTTGCGACGATCACGAATTGATGATTCGTACTTATCTTGCAACAAAGATGCATCACATCAGCAAGCCGCTTTATGTTTATCGCATCACTGGTAATAATACTTGGCTCGAACGCAATAAAGCAATTCAAGAACGTACTGTTGAATTGTTTCATAAACATGCATGGGACTTGGCAGTTAAAGACGCTAAAGATCGCAATTTGATGATTATTGATCTTGGCGGTGGCATTAACGGAAAGGCAGGTTGTACTACTCTAGATCTTGAGGGTGGTGATATTACTTGCGATTTAAATGATGGAATCCCACTTCCAGATAATAGCGTTGGTGTATTGAATGCGTCACACTTGATTGAACATTTACACGATAAGCATAAGATTATGTCTGAAATTTATCGCGTTCTTGCTGATGGTGGTTGGGCATTCATTGAAGTGCCAAGCACAGACGGACGCGGTGCATTCCAAGATCCAACGCACGTCAGTTATTGGAATGAGAATTCTTTCTGGTATTACACGCGCAAGGATAAGGCTCGCTTTATTCGTAATGATACGATTCGTTTCCAAGATTTCCGTTTGGATACAATTTGGTGGGACGATAAGATCGCTGTCACTAACGCATGGCTTGTTGCGGTTAAGGATAACAAGCGAAGACCACATCCAGTTAAGATTTGATAGAGAAAAATTATGAGCGATAAAATCGCAATATTTTATCATATCTACCAAGCAAATCATTGGGTAGAGATGTTCGAGAAACAGATTATCGCACTACAGCAGTCAGGTGTGTATGATTCTGCAAGCCATATACATTTCGGTGTAAATGGTAACGAACCTCTACCTTATGATTTGATCAAAGTGAACTCTGTAAAAAGAAATAATAAAACAGATTCAGAAGCAGATACTCTTTTCGATCTTTATAAATTTGCTGTAAAAAATCCCGACTATAAAATTCTGTATCTTCATACAAAGGGAACTGGTTGGGGTAATGAAAAGATTAAAAATGATAAGCATTACGAAGTTTTAAAAAATGTTTTGTATAAAAACCTTGACCTTTGGTGGTCATATATGGGATACTTCAACATCACTCGTTGGAGAGATTCTGTAAAACTTTTGAATGAGTATGATTGCGTTGGTACTGAATGGACAAAAGAAGCAAGCATTTTAAATCATAAAATTAGCCATCCGCATTATTCTGGAAACTTTTGGTGGGCTAATGCGAGTTACATTGCGCAATTAGATCCAGGTTTTTTATATGAGAATACTGAATGGAAACGCCATCAGCCAGAGTTTTGGATTGGTACGAAAGATCCTAATTTCTATAACTATTATTATAGCGGTAATAATTTATACCTCGAACCGTTGCAGCCAGAAAGTTACCAAGATACTCCCATAATAAAAACAAACGTCATCATGAACAAATCAAACAGAGAAAAAGTTATTGATTCCATATTAAGCGCATGGAAACCACATAATGCATTTGCACAATGGTTAGTTCATGAAATTAAACCGTCAACAATTGTTGATCTTGGTGTTGATTATGGCTATTCAACGTTTACTTTCGCAATGCCAGAAATTGGAACGGTATATGGTATCGATAATTTCAAATCTGACCCATTAACTGGTAATCATCCTGATCAGAAAGAAAAAACTTTTTCAACACTAAAGCAACTTGAGTTGAATAATGTTGAGATTATAGAGGGCGACTTCTCTGAAGTTGCAAAAACTTGGAATAAGAAGATCGATATCCTTCATATTGACGGCTATCATACTTATGAATCCGTAAAAGAAAATTATGAGGTTTGGTCTAAATTTTTGTCTGATGATGGCATCATACTACTACATAACACTAAAGTTACGCAATCAGACTTCGGAGTCAAAAAACTATTCAGTGAGATAGAATTACCAAAATTAAATCTAATTGATGGGTATGGATTGGGTGTGATTAGTAAAAACGAAAAGACCATAAACATTATCAGAGAAATATTCATGGGCAATATACAGTCAGAAAAACCAAAAGGTGCTAAAATTTGTATGATTTCGATGTTCAAGAATGAAGCATCGAATATTCGTAAAATGTTAGATTCAGTCGCACCTTATATCAAGTATTGGGTTCTGCAAGATAACGGCTCAACTGATGGTACTGTTGATATTGTGAAGCAATGGGCTGCTGAAACGAATATTCCTGGTCATCTCTATAAAGTAGAAGAAGGTTGGGTAAATTTTGGTTGGAATCGCGATCATCTACTACAGACTGCCTTGAAGTCCGATCACGGTTGTGATTGGATCATGAAAATGGATTGCGATGAAACTTTAGAAGTTGCAGAAGATTTTGATTGGTCGATATTTGAAGATACCAGCCCACAAAGTTTTCATGTTACATCTATTGCCCCAGGATTAATCTATTACAGAGCATGGATTTGGAACGCTAAACTTCCTTGGAAGTTCAATCACGACCCAGCGCACGAAACCATCTCTCTCGAAATGGATGGGATTGGAGAAAATTTCGTAAGAACAAGTCTGCCAAAAACATTTAAGATGATTGGTGGAGTTTCACATGGCGAAAGTTATTCAGTCCCTACCAAATATGTAACTGACGCACTCAAACTTGAAGAGAAGTTAATTCGCGAAGGTACGATGTTGACCGATTTGTATCATTTCTGGTATATCGGTAAGTCATACGAAGATTGCTATCGTGGTAATTTTTTCCCACTCAAGGAAGTGCATCAGGAAGAATATGCTCGTCGCTGCATATTCTATTTTAACAGTGTTGTGAATCACACTCATAAATTTAATGAAACACAAACGGCAAGTCATGTTGATGAAATGGCTTATTATGCAGTGTGCGCTATCGGTAACGCATATCGTTTCTTGAAGGATTACGAGAAAGCGATTTGGCATTATCAGAAAGCAGAATCATTCGCAGAAATTCGCAATGACCATCACATTTATCTTGCGGAAGTATACGCAGAACTCGGTGAATGGGAAAAGATGTACAATCATACATCATTCATAATGCGCCCAGAAAGAACGAATCCCTTTCCAACGTATCATTTCCTAATCAATACCAACATGTACAATGATACTGGCGGTTATCCAAAGCATTTGCATAAGATTGCAATGGAGAATCAAAATAGAGAAAAGCCAGTGTTTAAAATAAACTCAAAAGCGTCGCAAAAGAAAAGAATTTTCGTCGTTGATGATTTCTATGCTGATCCATACGCTGTTCGCGACTTTGCATTAAAAGCGAATTTTGAAGGCGATATTAATTGGTACAAGGGTAAGCGTACAAAGGAAAAGTATTTAACGGAAGAAATGAAAAAAGCAATTGAAGATATTATGGGAATTAAGATCAAAAAGTGGGACCATGGCATGAATGGTAGTTTGCAATATTGCACACCTGAAGATGCTTTGGTATATCATTATGATTCTCAAACTTGGGCAGGTGCTGTATATCTAACACCTAATGCTCCATATGACACTGGAACGTGTTTGTATGCGCATAAAGGCACAGGAATCAGATCTGCGGATGAACCAGGCGCTGATGCTTGCTTCAGTGGTGGTTTTTATGATTCTACGAAGTTTGATTTAGTTGACAATATCGGAAATGTTTTCAATCGACTAGCAATTTGGGATGCTCGTTGTTTCCATGCAGCCAACAAATATTTTGGGCAAACAGTTAACGATTCTCGTTTGTTCCATTTATTCTTCTTTGATTAAAGATATATACTGCCATGGCATACTTAAACGCTAACATCCCGCCCATAGAATGCTATGTGCGGACCAATTTTCTTCAGAACAGAACAGAGTTCGATGAAGCAAAAGACACATATCTTCCAGTTCTTATATTCGGAGTTGCGTCTGTTCCGCACCGTGTTCCGTTATTTCATTTTATCATGGAAGATGAGGGGCTTTGGTTCCGCATGCCGATCCACGCCTTCTGTCATAAAACTCCTGCGCCGCAAGAGGAACTATACAATCTAGTTCTGTGGGATTCTTTCAGTTCATATATTGGCGTCACACAGTTTGACTTTTTGATTAACAAACGAATCAAGTATATTGATCGCAATAAGAAGTGGAACGAAGGCACATATATGTTCACACTTGATTGGTCTCAGGAGGATAAAAATGTTCTTGACACAGGGTTTAGTGAAGTACCTGGACAGCATAAGTGCGGTCATCTTATTAAATTGGACAACGGAAATTTCGCAATACAGCCTAACAATCGTGTGCGTGCTTTTGAACCCTCATTTGTCACTAAACCTGGTCAAAACGTTATTGAGCGTAAACTAGGCACAAATATGTGGTCTGTTGAGAACACCAGTAAGTGGGTTCTTTCTGACGACGATCGTTATGATTATGAGGTAACGCAAAAATGATGTCAATGAACGTGAAAGATTACTTGAAAGTTTATGACAATTTTTTAGATGCAAAGACTTGTAAAAATGTTGTAAAGAAAATAAAGAACATCGATTGGCATATGCATTCATTTTACACAGCAAAAGATGATGCGTATGTGAGTTATGATAAAGAACTTTCTATTGCATATTCTTCAATACCAGAAGCTGCCGAAATTAATAAGAAAGTTTGGTTTGCAATTGAACAATATGTCTTAAAAGATCACTCATACATGGCTGAGTGGTTTGGTGGTTGGAATGGATACAGTCAAATTCGTTTTAATCGATACAAAAAGAATACACAAATGAAGTTGCATTGCGATCATATTCACAGCATGTTTGATGGAAATAGAAAAGGTGTTCCTGTCTTGTCAATCTTAGGTGCACTTAATGACGACTATGAAGGCGGTGAATTGGTATTTTGGGAATCTGAACGAATTGAACTTAAAGCTGGTCAACTTATGATCTTCCCTAGCAACTTTATGTACCCACATCGTGTAGATGAAGTTACGAAAGGAACTAGATATAGTTTTGTTTCTTGGACTTGGTAACGGAGAAAAAATGATTTCGGAAGAATATAAAAAAGTAAATTGTAACAATTGCGAGTCAGAGTATTTCTTAAAATACTTTTTCGAGAAAGTTACAAACGAGCCTCAATACTGCCCTTTCTGCGGCGAAGAAATAGAAGAAGATTATGAGGACGACGAAGAAGACGAAGAAGAAGATAATTTCGAAGACGACGATCGATATAATTAAAAGATAAATACTCATTAGTGTTGTGCTAATGAGTATTTTTTTATGCTTGACTATGAAAACCCTTGGCTCTATCAAGGCAAACCTTTTACTTCCGAAGATATTCAAGATAACTATGGCTTTGTGTATTGCTTGACAGACTCCGTCAACAATCGTAAGTACATTGGTCGCAAATATTTCTGGTCTGTACGAACAGTAAAGAAAGTCAAGGGACGACGTAAGAAAAACAAAAGCGAAAGTGATTGGAAGGATTACTATGGTTCTTCCAAGACAATTCTTGAGATTATAGAACAACACGGCAAAGAAAGATTTAAAAGAGAGATTATTTCTTTGCATAAAACCAAAGGTGAGGTAAACTATCAAGAAGTAAAAACGCAGTTCATAAAAGAAGTCCTCGAGGCTGTGAATGAAAACAACGAGCGTGCATACTACAATGAAAATATAGCCAATCGCTATTTCTACCGCAATCGTAAAGAGGGGAGTCAAAATGACAGTTAACGATTTAGTAGACGAGAAGAAGGACTTTGATGGTGTTTATTTCTGTAAGACGAAAGAAGGCGACAATGATGGATGGTCGCTGACGTTTCTAAGTTTAAATGAAAAGAAAGATCGTAAGTTTGAAGAACATGAAGCGGGTATCAAGTATCAAGTCATGTTTTATGAAAATAATAAAGTTGAATTGTTCGAAGCCATTCTGGGCGACCCAAATACCTATCTGAAAAATCTTATAGACTCGAATCAAGAGGGTCTCATTATCAAGAAGTGTAAGCGATCGAAAAAGATCATTTCTCAGATCCTCGGAAAGGAGGGTTTTCGTAAGTTTAGGGAAATTTTCGAAAGTTGACGTAAGTTGTTGATTTTACAACAGTTTCGTAAGTTATTGATTTTACAGGGTTTTTTTCTATTTACATCTGACGCGAAATAGTGTATTATAGATGATGTGATAGGCTAAAACCAGAAGGAAAGATGAAGCAATATTACGAAGTTTACGAAAACGCGATCATCACTTTTAACGGTAAGAAAACGCGAGGAAACAAGCGTATACTTAAGACCAAGAGCCGACGCGAGGCGCTAAAATTATACAGCGCGAGTACGAAAACGCGCTGGGTGGAGGAAATCACCGACTACGGTAGCGGTGAAAGCGTGGATATTATCACTAGTTGAGGTTGACGTAAGTTATTGAAAGGCAAGGGGATTTTCCCCTTGTCCTTTCTTACGTTTTACTGTATAATTGTATTATGTTAGTAGATAAGGTGAAATTCTAATGCCACGTGGCGTACCAAAAGCAGGTTTTCGTCGTACTAAAAAGCAGCGTGCTGGTATCAATCACGCGCCGCAGTTTGTACTCCCAATTTCAACTGAAACGATCCCGCAGATCGAAGCGAAACTGAAAGATCGCTTCGAGGCGCTCGAGGTCATGTCCGAGGCTACAGGTCGCGGCATTAATCGGTCGCTCATCGTCTCTGGTCCCGCAGGGCTGGGTAAGTCGTACACCGTCGAATCCAAACTGGCGGCGCTCGAGCGTAAGGGTCATCACGTCGTATACATTAAAGGATACGTGCGTCCGTTGTCGCTTTACAAGTTGCTGTACGAAGCACGATTCACGAACAGCGTGCTCGTGTTCGACGACTCTGATTCTATTTTCCACGACGACGTCAGCATGAACTTGTTGAAGACTGCGTGCGATTCTACGGAGCGTCGTGTTCTTCACTGGTTGTCACGTTCGCTCGAACGTGAAGAAGATGAGGACGGCGAGAGCATTCCTGAGAAGTTCGAGTTTGAAGGTTCGGTCATTTTCATCACGAACTATGACTTTGATGCTCTGATTCGGTCAGGCAACAAGTTGGCTCCGCACTTCGAGGCTCTCGTTTCTCGTTCGCATTATCTCGATCTTGCGATGAAGACCAAGATGGATTATCTTGTTCGCATCAAGCAAGTTGTTCGTGGCGGGATGTTGCGAGATCGTGGCATGGCTGACATAGATACTATTCAGATCATGCAATTTATCGAAAACAACGTTGACCGTCTGCGCGAGTTGTCACTGCGTATGGTAGTGAAACTTGCAGGCTTGTATAAGATGGATCGCGTCAACTGGCAGAAACTTGCGAAGCAGACCTGCTTCCGTGGAGTATAATTGTATGGCTAAGAAAGTTACATTATGGGCTGTTCGTGGTCCCAAAGGTTTGATCAAGAGTATAAAACCAGAAACCACTAAAGATTGTTTGATTCAATGGAACGTTGCTGCTGTTGCAGAGATGTATGGTTGTTGGGGTGAATTGTGGGTTCGTGGTGTGGGTGGTTATAAAAAGGCATGGAAATATCTAGAAAAAAATGGTTATAAGGCTGTAAAAGTCACAATCATAGAAGTTTGATTTTACAATCTAAAACAGGTAGAGTATTCCTATGGCTAAATTTATTCCGAAAGTTGTTCCTGAACCCTCGTGGGAAAAACAGGAAGGACCCTGTACGCAATTCGATCTCGTCTTTGCGTTTCAGTGGTACAATCACAATAAAGAGTCGCGTGATGCGCGCAAGTATCTGATTGAGTATCTTGTAAAGAACAACGAGATCAGTCCATTACAGAAGCAAGCAGCGGATTATCTAAACCTGTCCTGGAATATCGTGGACGGTTGGTTGGCGCGTTGCTTGAGTCGTGGTGCATTGGTGCCCGATACTGTATTTGCAAACTTTAAGGAGCGCATGCGTGTTTTCAGAAGTCGCCTGGACGAAATCGTCACAGAAAAGAATCTTGGAACAGTCGTCCCCGACAACAGCAACGTCGTCTCAATTCAAGAGCGAGTTCAAGGTAAGGTCGACTTCTTCATCATGGAACTTGAAGCCAAGTTCGATAACGTTTGGCATGAACAAAGCGGAGAAGAATTCGTACCATACACCTGGATGGTCGAGAATGAAGTGAAGCCGATGCATGCTTCTAAGATCGCGGAATATTTCAAGCAGCGTGCCGCTGACTGGATCGCGATCATCGAGTCGAAAGATGAGTATGTGAAAGAATCATATCCACGCCCTCGTAAAGAAATGATCGAGGCTGCGAAATTCTTCGGTCTTGTTGCGACCGACGCTGAGAAACTCTCTTCGAACAAGAGTGCGGCTCGTAAGCCACGCAAGAAGAAGCCAGTCTCCTTCGACAAGAAGGTTAAGAATCTCAAGTACAAGAAGGAAGACATTGATAACAAGTTGGTGTCCATCGATCCTGTCAAGATCGTTGGGGCTGAAAAGTTATGGGTCTATAACGTTAAGACGCGCAAACTGGGCGTCTACGTCGCCTCTGATGCCGCTGGGCTTGAGGTGAAAGGATCCGCGATTCAAAATTATAAATATAGTGAGTCTATCTGTAAGACTCTCCGAAAGCCGAAAGATGTTCTCTCGCGGGTTCTCGAAGGTGGTAAAGTTGTGTTGCGTAAAGTGATGGGCGAGATTAATTCGAAACCCCAAGAACTGAACGGTCGAATCAATAAGGATACAATTCTACTGCGAGTGGAGTAACATGATTGCAATTACCAGCAATTTTTTAAACAGATCCGACTCAGCGATGATTCGGAAATATTCTAAATTTGTCCTCAATCGTCTGGTGCGTCCGTGCGTTCAGAAGAAAGCGAAGATCAATGTAAAAGTTCTTGGCGAACAAGAAATTAAAGATGCTGCTGAAATTCTCGAACTGAAAAAGTATAAAGCATGGTGCACCTATGATGGTCTTGACGACGAGGGCAACAAGAAGTTCACTGTTGTTCTTAATTACAAACGCATTAATAAATTGGGCAAGAAGCCAATCACAAGATTGAAGAATGTTCTCATTGATCTTGGGCATGAATTGACTCATGTAAAACAATATCTCAACAATGAGTTGTTTGATTACAAGAGCGGCGATGTTCGATATAAGGGATTGTTCTTTGATGCCTCGCATTACATGGAAGAAGAAAAGTATTTCGAAAGTCCATGGGAAGTTGAAGCGTATGGTCGTGAGTTGGGTCTTTATAGAATCTTTTGCAATAAATTAAAAGAGGAGCGTTTGAGTAAGTAATCATGAATAAGAAGAAACAGAATGAGTTTCGCGAAAAGCAATACAGTCGAAACAGTGAAGGATTGAAACAGCGTCGTTTGAAGAATGAGTCTCGGTGGAAGTTCAATCCGAATGCAGAGTACGAAGATGAAGCCGATGACTTGAACGACGAAGAACTAGATGACTATGATCTAGATTCTTATGATAGACGATAAAAATTTATTATAATTTAGTTGACCTGTAAGTGTAACTATGTTATAATGGATGTACAAGGTATGAAAACCTTGTAATGGTACTCCTTCGTATCCCGAAGGATTTTGGTTAATTTAATCTAATGTTAAAGGTGGTAATTATGTCAAATGTAGTTCATGGGGTCATCCCCAATATCCCTCTTCCCGTAACAAAGACGCTGACGATCTTTGAATATAATAACGGGATCAATGACGGCACATACAACATCGACCCTGTCGGTCAACGTCTCAGTACAGACAATTCTCAGGAAACAAAATCCCAAGCAATTGTCGTATCCATCATAGATGGTTCAGACGTTGGTGAAATTTCTTTCCGTTGTTACAAGTGTACAAATAAAGAAACTGGTCGCGAAGAAGAAGTTTACGAAATCATCGACGGTAGTCACCGTTCTCGAGCAATCAACAAATTCATCTCGGGTAAGATTCGTATTCCTTCCGACTGTAAAGTTGTTGTCAAATTGGCTTCTGGTGAGAAGGTTTCAATCGCTGGTTTGCGATATAGAGATCTTCCGCAAGAGTTAAAAGACTTCTTCAACTTCTATGTGGTGCGTCTTTGCATTTATCCAAACGCAACGGCAAAGCAAGCAGCAAAACTCTTTCAGAATAAGAACAACACGACTTCGGTCAATCACCAAGAGATGTTGAATTCTAACTCTGAGAATCTTGTTGCTATCGCTGTTCGTGAAATTGCGCGCAAATTGTACAATCATACGCCGCAGTACAATATGCACGAACTCTTTCAAGAGCGAATCATCACGAAGGGTGTCTCTGCTGGTGAGAAGAAACCGAAGTATCTTGCTTATCCAAACAAGCGTCTTTGCTATGATGAGTTTGTTGCAATTTTGTTCATCTATGCTATTGAGAACGGATTGACGAAAGCATCATACGAAGATCTTGAAAATCTTTACACCGTATATGGTGATGAGGATAATGGTAAGTTCTTAGACGATAAGAAATTCTTGTCAAGCACTGTTGATCGAGTTAATGGTTGTTTGGACTTCTTGGTCAAACTCGGTGAGGCATACATTTGCGATATATCAACAAAGGGTATGACTCTGGATCGCGTTGTAATGGCTGCTCGATATTACTGGTGGTTGAAGTCGCAAGGAAAGGATTTTAAATTGTCCAATCCATCTGTCTTTGTTCAAGTTTTGACTGGAGCACTGACTGCTCTTGTTGGTAAACCTGGTAGCAATTCTGTACCTGCTGCTGACAAGTGGGTTAACACTCTGGTTGATGCAAAGAAGTTCTCGCTTCCTGAAGGTGAACCGATTCCTGTTTCATCTAAGATGCGCGAATGGATGAGCGGTTACAATGCTGATGGTGAACGTGTTCGACAAACGGTCTTGTGGCTTGAAGAAGCAATGCAGGACTATTGTGCAGAGCATAATTTGGATAACGTTGGTCTTACGTTCAAGGACACCGTTCGTGGATTCTCTTTCGCAGTTCGCGAGGCTGCTCTGGCGCGTCAAGGATTCCGTTGCTGGGTTACTGGTGAACCGCTGTCAATGGATAACGCTGATGCGGGTCACATCGTTGCGCATGCTGAAGGTGGTCCAACTAAACTGGAAAACTGTGCCATGATTCGCAAGGATCTGAATAAGGCAATGGGCTCTACAAACGCACGTGAATGGCGTCGTATGTGGCGTCAAGCCAATGGTTTAGATGTGAACGTTCCTCCTGCTGGTGAGGAGACCAAGTAATGAAACAGTTGAAAGTTGCGATTAAGAACTTTGAAGAGTCGATGAAGAATGTAGAAGTACCACCGTGCTTCGATTCTAAACTCGAATATTTGTTCTGGCTTGAAGGTGAGAAAGAAGCACCAACACAACCACCAAGATTCATCTGTCGTGATTGTGATGTTTCTTATCAACGAAAGATGATAAAGCAAGGTCGATGTTTCAACAAAGAGATCGACTTGAGGAAGATCACTAAATGAAAATGAAATATTTCATACAAATGCAATACACTAACGGATTTCGTTACACTGTTGTTGAGGCTGATTCGGAAGAGGAAGCCAAGAAGTTAGCAAGAAGTGAAATTAAAAAGAAAGACGTTATTGATTGTGTTGTTATTGAGGCTGAAAAGTTACAGCAAAATAATTCATAAAAGTGATTGATTTTCAGGACATGCTTACTATATAATTTGCTTATGGTGTTAAGTATGAATTCCTGGAGTGTTTCGCTACTCCCTCGCAATGATGAGGTAGGACAAAGTCCCAAGGTGCCCTTGAATTCCCCTCCCGCACCGAAAAACGCGAACCTTTTAAGTCATTGATTTTATTAGTATTTTTAACGTTTACGAAACAGCCTTATTCTGCTATAATAGTCTTATAAGGTTGATGAAGGAAGTCCCTGCGACTCTCCTGTTCTTTAAAAGATGAATTTTATGATTGCCGCTGTAGCACAACTGGTAGTGCACCTGATTTGTAATCAGGGGGTTGTAGGTTCAAGTCCTATCGGCGGCACCAATTTATGTTCCCTTCATCTAGCGGTAAGGATATCGCCCTTTCACGGCGGGTACACGAGTTCGAATCTCGTAGGGAACGCCATATTTTTGTTATGAGATTTTGGGACCATAGCTGGAAGGTCTAGCATAGGACTTTTAATCCTTCGACGAGGGTTCGATTCCCTCTGGTCCTACCATTTTGTGATTGTTCCGCAGTAGTTCAATTGGTAGAATCCTGGTCTCCAAAACCAGTTGTTGGCGGTTCGAGTCCGTCCTGCGGACCCAGTTTTTGGCGAGTAGATCAGAGGTAGATCAGCTGACTGTTAATCAGCCTGTCGCAGGTTCGATCCCTGCCTCGCCAGCCATCTTGGTGCTTGCAGGGAATTCACTGTGAGTCATCCGTTGGTGCAAAGACTTTTCCGTTTGAATAGCACCAACGATATATGAGGTTGAACGGAATGCATTCTATGTTGCGTGGGGGCATAGATAAGAATAATCCAGTAGCGTGAGAATTCGCGAACGATAGCCCACGCCATTTTTGGGGAACTAGTGCTAACGGGAACACGCTGCGTTTGCATCGCAGAGTTTGGGGTTCGATTCCCCAGTTCTCCACCAAAACGTTCCGACTCATAATCGGATAGTGTGCGTCCGCACGATGAGAAGCGAGATCATGACTCGCAGGACCTTACCCTTGGGTTGAAAAGGGCGCTGGCAATGCGACAATCCTCTTTGGTCGTGAAGTGGATGGAAGGACTGCGTGATGGCATTAGTACCCGTAAGGTAGAGACTAGTGCTTGATGGTCTAAGTTACCACCGCAAAGAGGAAGCAACTAATTAACGCTGGATGTGGCGAGCAGTAATGTGTCGCCTTCATCGGATGCCCAGAACGAGCAAACCCAGTTGTCTCATCCAGCACTTATTATTGAGGAGTCGTCTAACGGCAGGACAGCAGGTTTTGATCCTGCTTATCGTGGTTCGAATCCATGCTCCTCAGCCAAAATTATGGACAGGTGGGAGAGCGGTTAAATCCAATTGACTGTAAATCAATCACCCAACGGGTTACGCTAGTTCGAATCTAGCCCTGTCCACCATTTTGTGACGGTGGCTGAAAAGTGAGGCGAGAGTCTGCAAAACTCTTCTATGCTGGTGCGAATCCAGTCCGTCACTCCATTTCGGGACAATGGCACAGTTGGTTAGCGCACAGTCCTGATAAGACTGAGGTCGATGGTTCGAATCCATCTTGTCCCACCAGTTTATGCACGGTTGGTCTGAGAGGTTAAGCGACACCTTTACACGGTGTATCATGTAGGTTCGAGTCCTACACCGTGCACCAACATTTAATATAATCTTAACGGAGATTAATCTTCTTGGGGATAAATAGGTTTGTGTTCGAACAATTAAATCCTCCAGGAGACCGACAAATGAGACTACACGATCTTGCCGTAAGACTCGCTGCTGTTGAATCCAAGTTAGCCACACTAACTGGCACAGTTGCAAATACAGATATTATCGATGATGTTGCTGAATTCGATCAAAGACTTTCAGTAGTTGAAGTTCAAGTTGACCAATTGATTGCTCTTAAGACACAAGAACAAGTTGCTGTGCTTGTTGCTGCCCCAGCAGCCGCCGCAACCATCGCTGTTGAAGAAGTTGTTCTTCTCTCACCAAGTGCTGAAGATTCAGAAGCAGTTCTTGTTGTTGAAGATGTTCTTCATGCTCAACATGAAGCCGAGGCAATTGACAATCCAGAAGTTGCAGTTGTTGTCGCTGCTGCCGTTGCTGCAGTTGTTGCTGCTGATCCAGAAGTTGTGAAGGATCCAGAAGCAGTTGCTGTGCTCATCAAGGAAGCAGTTGCCGAAGCACCAGTTCCATCTGCTGAAGCAGTTGTTGCCACAGCAGAGGCTGTCGCTGCAGTTGTTGCTGCTGCTACAGGTGCCGAAGTTGCTCCAGAAGTTAAGGAAGAACTTGCAGTTGCAGTTGCTGCTCCTGCTGATCCAGTTCTTGATGGTCTTGAAGCACGTTTGGCAGTTGCGGAAGCAAAGGTCGATAGTCTATTGGGAAAATAATATCAGGTGTTCGAAGTTTGATTCGACGCCTGTTTTAATATATGATAGAGAGGGAGCCAAGTGCTCCCTCTTTTTTTGCGGTCGTAGCACAATCGGATAGTGCAAGAGATTTCTAATCTCTAGGTTGGGGGTTCGAGTCCCTCCGATCGCGCCAGTTTGGAGTATCATATGAAAAAGTATATTCATGTCAATCAGCACGTCATTCGTGCAAATAAAAAGAACAATGAGAATAATCCTGTGCTTACCATTAAGGAAGGCAGGAAGAATACTTATTGTCATCGTGTAAAGATACATGGACCAAGTGAAGTTGTGTATTCAGGAAATGACAAATTACTTCTTCCTTGTGGCGCAAGAGTTGCTGTAGTTACAGAAAGCGAAATTGAAATTATAGAATGAAAGTTTTTATCGGATACGATGAAAAAGAAAAAATTGCAGCGGAAGTGTGCGAATATCGGCTGAAGCAGTTTAATTCAAATTTAGAAATCGTTTTCCTTAAACAAGAAGAGTTAAGAAAACAGAGAGTATACTATCGCGAAAACGATTCTTTGAGTTCTACCGAATTCGCGTTTACAAGATTTTTAGTTCCTGCTTTGTGTGAATATAAAGGTTGGGCTCTATACATAGATTGCGACTTTTTATTTCTTGAGGATGCTTCCAATCTCTTAAAACAAACAGACGATAAGTATGCGGTAATGGTAGTAAAACACAACTATCAACCTAACACATCATATAAAATGGATAACCAAAAACAATTTCTATACCCAAGAAAGAATTGGTCGTCGTTGATTCTCTGGAATTGTGCGCATCCTTTAAATAGAGAATTGACAATTGACTTAGTCAATTCTTCCAGTGCGCAATTCCTACATAGGTTTTCTTGGCTGACTGATGATGTGATTGGAGAAATTTCACACGAATGGAATTGGTTAGTCGGTTGGTATAAAGAACCAAAAGATGGTGCACCAAAAGCATTACACTTCACGGAAGGTGGTCCTTGGTTTAAGGGCTATGAAAAGTGCGAGTATTATGAATTGTGGAATGAAGCGTTGAATGATTTTTCAAAACGAACACAAACAAAATTTTAAACTCGTTCATACATATCTAAGATATGATGAGTTGAATTTCCCCGAGCGCGACCAGATTTGGTGGGACACTTGTGCGCATGAGGGCTATCAAATAGCCATCGAAAAAATGAAAGCAGAAATCCTAGACCCAAACATCGGTCTCAAGTATCCGATTTGTGTTAAGTATATGGAAGATGGGAGTTATCATGTTGAGCATGGCGGGAAAAGGTATGAAGCCTGTAAGCAACTGAAACTGGAAAAAGTGAATTGTCTTATTATGTATCGAGAAAAGCATTGGGATAAAATAAAAGAACCTGATAAGATCATTCAAAGTTTCGATCGATTATGTGAAATTCACAACAATCATATTGAAAGAATTTTTATGACAAATTCAACGTTTATGATTTGGGTGTACGATAGAAAAAATTGGTTTGCAGATGATTTCAAAAAAAGAAATAGTTGAATTTATCAACGATAGAGATATATTAATCGTTGGTTCGGCAGTAGATTTAAGCAACACTAAAATTGAATTTGATGGTGTTGTTGTTCGTCTTAACACAAGTCGTCGTTGGGGTGAATGTGACATATGGTTTTTAAATACTGGAACCGATGATCGCGAATTTCATAAAAGTAAAAATGCTATGAATGAAAAATATATTATTCGCGGCACAGGAACAAATAAAGGTTTCAACATGAAAAAGATTCCCTTAGAGTGGTATGACCATACTCACTTCTGGGAGGTTGAAGCGTGGGAAGCCATGGTCGAAGAAATTAAAATTCCAAGACCAACAACTGGAACCATAGCAACATATTGGTTTCATAAGTACACGAACAGTAAGTTGTTTCTTTTGAATTTTGATTTTTATGAACGTTATAAACGCAACATTGTTCGTAATTTGCCCATGGCTCCCGTACATAATCCTCAACTGGATAAAAGATACATTCAATCTTTAGATCGAATTGAATTCCTTTACACCTATCAATGACGGGACTATAGCATAACGGTTAATGCAGCGAACTCATAATTCGTTGAGTCTTGGTTCGAATCCAAGTGGTCCCACCAAATTTAAGTTTACTTGTAAGCATACATAGAGTATAATATATGAATACGGACAGTAGCACAGCCTGGTAGTGCATCTGCTTTGGGAGCAGAGGGTCGGAGGTTCGAATCCTCTCTGTCCGAAATTTTTAAAACTGGAGATCGTTATGGCTAATCATGTAAATACTTCGGTTCGATTTGATAAACTCAGCGATGCTGGTAAAGCAAAGTTACAAGAACTCTATTCGCGCATTCAACCAGAAGAAAAAGGTTATGAATGGTTCAGCGACATCTTCGGTCTTGATAAAGAAGTCACTAATCTGTATGAATGGAATCTAGAAAACGTTGGTCCGAAGTGGTGTCACTTCGAAGATCGCGGTGATGATTATTTCAATACAGTTTCTGCTTGGAGTT